TGCTTTAGGCGACAACACTACTGGTGATAATAATACTGCGGTTGGTCACGATGCTTTAAGATTAAACACCACAGCTGATAATAACACAGCAGTGGGGCATGATTCTCTTGATGCCAACATCACTGGTGCTAGTAACACAGCAGTTGGTGCTTCTGCTTTAACTGACAACACTACAGGTGACTACAACAACGCAATGGGTGTAAGTGCTTTAGGCGACAACACTACTGGTGATAATAATACTGCGGTTGGTCACGATGCTTTAAGATTAAACACCACAGCTGATAATAACACAGCGGTTGGTAAAAGTGCTCTTGCTGTAACCACAGGTTTGTCAAATACTGCCATAGGATCTGATGCAGGTAATACTATCACAACTGGAACCTATAATGTTGCGATTGGATTTAATGCCCAACCAACAGCGGTTGATTCCGCCGGACAGTTTACTATGGGCGATACAAACATAACCACCCTACGCTGTAACGTTCAAACAATATCCTCCTTGTCTGACTCTCGTGATAAGACAGATGTTATTGATTCACCTTATGGCTTAGACTTCATCAACACTATTAGACCTGTACAGTTTAAATGGGAAACTAGAGATGGTAATAAAAAAGATGGCACAAAAAGAGTTGGTTTTCTTGCTCAAGAATTACTTGAATCTTGTGACGGCAACAACGCAGTCTTAGATTTAGTCTTAGATGAGAACCCTGAGAAACTAGAGGCTAAGTATGGCAACCTATTACCTATTATGGTGCAAGCGATCAAAGAACTATCTGCAAAAGTGACTGAACTAGAGGATAAATTAAATGGTTGATGAACTAACTGCTGACGATGGCTCTTCAGGTTCTACTGGTAGTGGTATTGCTCATAACAACATACAATCTACAATTATTCTTAATTATATTATTAAGACTTAAATATGACTGAGCTATCAAAAATTAAATTAAAGCCGGGGCTTCATAGGGAATCTACTCAATATGAAGAAGAGGGTAACTGGTATGATGGTAATCATGTTCGCTTTCGTGCAGGTAAGCCAGAGAACATGCGGGGGTATGAGACTAAAATATCTACTGCTTTTGAAGGTAGCGCAAGAGATTTAATTACTTATAGGAGTGGTGCTACTAATACAAAACGAGCAGTCTTTGGAACACCTAATAAATTATATGCACATAATGGTGATAGTCTAACAGATATTACTCCTATAGTTACAATAGTTACTCTGGCTAATCCTTTTAATACCTCTATTGGCAGTGCTGTAGTAACATGTTCAGATGGTAATCATAATCAAACAGCAGGTAATTATGTATTAATTAATACAACAGCTGCTGGTACTATAGGAGGCAATCTGTTTCTTAATGATAGTGTATATGCAATTGAATCTGTAATTAATCCTAATGTTTTTACTATTAATGCTGGCACAGCAGCAGCAGCTACGTCAGCTACAACAGGAGGTTCTGTTACGTTTAGTTATTTATTACCTACAGGTAACTCTATAGCTGTAGGTGGTATAGGTTATGGTGCTGCAATCTTTCAGGCTGGTGTATGTGCATCTCAAACAAGAGCATGGAATCAACCAGCATCTGCTGATTCAACTAATATTGTTTTTGATATAACACAGTGGAGCCTTGACAACTGGGGTGATGATGTGATAGCTAATAGGAATGGTGGTAATATTTTCTACTTCAATAGTGATGCTTCTACTGTACCTATAAGGGCTACTTCTATAACAACTTCTCCAATCAGTGTTAATTCAATTATTGTATCACCAAACGACAGACATCTAATAGCCTTGGGTTCTAATTCTTATGCTGCTGCTACTTCTGTAAGTGGTGTGTTTGATCCTATGTTAGTACGTTGGTCTGATCAAGATGATCGTACTAATTGGGTTCCTTCTGTTAGCTCTACGTCTGGTGAGGTAGTCTTGACTGATGGTACTAAAATTGTGGGTTCAGTCCGTTCTAGGAGTGCTATCCATATTTGGACTGATAGTGCAATGTGGTTAATGTCATTTGCTGGTCCTCCCTTTACTTTTAAATTTACTCCTGCTGGTACTAACTGTGGTTTAATATCTCCTCATGGAGCAGTGGATTATAATGGCATCTCCTATTGGATGGGCTATGATAACTTCTATAAGTATGATGGTCAAGTAAGAGTTCTTGATTGCACAGTTCGTACTTTTATTTTTGATAGGTTGGCTACTAAATTTCAAGATAAAGTTTATACAGGTGTGAACTCAGAGTTTAAAGAGATTATATGGTTGTATGCCTCCACCGATTCAAATGTAACAGAGTGTGATAGTTATGTGATATACTCTCCTGAGAATGACTACTGGACATATGGTACAGGAGTCTTCACTACATTTGCAGATAAAGAAGTATTTGGTAATACTATTACTACTGGAGTATCTATCAATGCTGATGGAGATTCTACAGGAAATAACAAGTTATTTAATAATGAGCCACAGGGTTACTTTACAGAAAATAATAGAACCATTACTTCTTTTGTTGAGTCTGCTGACTTTGATGTAGATGATGGTAATAAACTATTGTTTATGAATAAGTTAGTTCCTGATTTTGATCTGTCAGGTGGTAAGTTACAAGTAAAGGTTGTTACTAAAAAGTATCCAGAGAGTACAGAAGAAATAACTAAAGAGTTTGCTATTTTTAATAATACAGAAAAAGTTAATTTTAGAGCAAGGGGAAGGCAAGCAAAAATTAGGGTATCTTGTGAATCAAATGGAGCAAGCTGGCAATGGGGATCAGTTCGGCTAGGCTTCCAAGGTGATGGGGAACGATAGTGGCAAGATACCCAACATTTCCAACAAGTTTTAAAACTGTAAGTAATGTAGACTTAAGGGAACTATACACTACTTTAGAAACTTGGTCTGGTCTTTTAACTGCTGAGTTAGAAAATAGAGATATACTGACAGACGCAGCACCCTCTACTAATATTTATACAGTAGTTACTGTAACTGAAATAGGAAGACCACGTAAAGGAGACATTGCGTATTCAGCCAGTAGTGGCAAGTACAAGGGATATGTAAGTACCGCAGTATCAACAGAATGGCAGAATTTAAACTAATGAAAAAAATGACACCCGCTGAATACCATAACTTAATTAATACCAGTACCTATGTTAGCAATCTTAACCAAGGTAATGTTATTGATCCATCTAGGTATCTATTAACACAGAAGATGGAAACATTCAAGAAGATAAAATCTCAAGATGATTCTAACTTCATGGCAGATCAGACAAAGGCCCAGTCTAATTATGGAAGAGTAAAATAATGGCAACTTCACTTGAAGGCTTAGCAGACATACGAGAAGCACAGCAAAGAAAAGCCGAGCAACAGGCTGGAATGGTGCCGCCACAACAGCCAGTAGAGCTTTCTATAGGTGTTGGTGAAGCAGCTTTAGGTGGAATGAGTGAAGCTAATTTAAAACAAGGGTTTGCTGAAGAGGCAGCAGCTATGCAACAGCCTGTTTTACCAACTATATCGCCTACTGCTGAAATAAAACAAAATCTTAATAAAGTTCTTACAGCTACTCTTCCAGATGGTGATTCAATTGCTGCTAAAGCTTTAGAGGCTCTAACAAAAAGATCTAAGATTGATCTATCTCAATCACAAGGATTACAAGAAAAAGCAGTTGGAAATAATGATATTATGTTAGCCATGCAAAGATATTCTCAAGATCAAAATGCCGCAATAGAAAGTGGTGGCTTAATAGGTATGGCAGCAGGTGGCAGATTTTCCGGTCAAGTACAGGGACAAGGACATGGCATGGAAGATAATGTCTACATGCCAATAGTAGAGAGACAAGAAGGAAGTCAGGTAGGTACATTAGCTGTTAGCCCTGATGAATATGTAGTAGACGCACACACAATGTCAGCACTTGGTAATGGTAGTGCAGACGCAGGAGCAAATGTTATGGATCAAGTAATAGAAGGTGTGCGAGAAAAAGCATACGGTACAGATAAACAGCCAAATCAAATTAATGGATTAGCTGCACTACGACCAATGATTGAAAGGGTATAACAATGGGAATTTTTTCATCACTTTTTGGTTTCGGAGATAAGCCTACCAATACTAGTGCAAATGTAATTGCAGAGTATCCTGAAGAATTAAAAGAATATATTGAACAGGCTATGGCAGCTAATCAAGCAATATATGAACAAAGATTAGGGGAAGGATATAAACCTTATACTGGTCAGACTATTGCTGGATTTACTCCTGAAGAAATAGCTTCTCAACAAGGATTAAAATCTCTTGTAGGTTCACAAGGTGTACTACAGCAAGAAGCACTTGATCTTGCAAGGGGTTCTGATAGAAAGTTTACTTCAGAGACTGCTAAAGAGTATATGTCTCCTTATCTTAGGACTGCTCTTGATTCTCAAAAACAAGAAGCACAACGACAGTATGAACGTACAGCAGTTCCTGAGTTTGAACGTCAGGCTGTAGCTGCTGGTGGTATGAGTGGTCTTGGAAGTAGGGCTGGTGTAGAGGCTGCTGAAAGAGCTACAGGACAGAATAGGTTGTTGAGTGGCATAGAAGCTGCTGGACAACAGAAAGCTTTTGAAGCTTCACAAGAGGCTTTTAGAGATCAAACTACTAGAGAACGTCAGGCTGCTTCACAAATATCAACTGCTGCTCCAAATATATTTAAGTCTGCTGTTGCTGAACAAGGCTTAATGCAGAATATAGGAGAACAGAAAAGGGATTTAGCGCAAGGTACTTTAGATGAAGCTTACTTAAAGTATGTACAACAAAACCAGTTTCCAGAGTCAGAGCTTGCTCGTTATCAATCTGCAATCTATGGTAATCCATTATTAAAACAACCTAATTATAGTACAAGTGGTACAGGAGGTGGTGGTGGTCCGGGCCTTGGTAAAACTTTACTTGGTTTTGGTAGTGCAGCACTGGGATTTGGTAGTGGTGGTGGTAGTTTCTTTGGTAATATGCTTAATAGGGCTGGCGGTGGTGGTATTGGTTCTACCATGAAAGCACAAGAGTATGTAAACAGAAACATGGGTGGTCCAGTAATGCCTCCTGTAATGTATAGAAAAAAAGGTAGTATAGATGATGAAACAAAAGAAGAATTAGGATTGTTTGGTTCTAGGAAAAAAGACTTAGACATGCGCCGAAAAGCTCCTTCTTTTCTTGTATCTAGAGATGAACAAGGTCTTCCTAGTATTGGTAATATACCTTATGCAGATAAAATTCTAAAATCAAATGATACTCGTAGCTCTTCTCTTGCGGCATTAGAACGTGCCGCTCCTAATTCTGTATTAAGTCAGTCTAGAAATGAGGCAGCTACTGCTAATGCTCTTGATCCACAAGGAGCAAAAAAAGTTAGAGAAGACTTTACAGAATTTGGTGTCGCAGATGAAAGTGATGATGCTATTACAAATCTAGAAAATAAACTTGTAGATCAACAGTCTCTAGCTACTGGTACTGACTCCGGTAAAAAAACCGGACCTTCGGGAATGACATCTCCAAAGGAAGCGGCACAAATAGCAACAACTGCTGCGGAGAAAGTAGCAAAGAATACGTTTGATAGTGCTTTAGTAATACAAAATATTAATAAAAAAACTTCTACTGAAGTTAAGGGACTTCTTAATTCTTTTGCTGAGAAATATAAAGCTCGTGCAAAAAGCGATCCATACAAAATGCAAAAGTTTTGGTTTACAGTTAGTGCTAATATTATGAAAAAGGGAAATGCTTTTGCTAATATGGCAGAAGGTTTACGTATAGCTGTAAATGATTTAGATACTACACGTAAAGAAAAAGATAAGTTGCTAATGGATTTAGAAGATACAATGACTAAATCTAAGATAAAACTTGCTGGAAAAGAAGGCGAGTCTAATATAGCATATGAAAAATTAAACCTTAAACAAAAGAATATGATTGCTAAATTAGGTACAACAGGTTTAGCAGCTTTCAATAAACAGATGAAAGAAAACGGTGATTACATAGCTGCCCTAGCTGCTGCTAAGAAAGCAGAAAATGCTGCTAAAAGACTAGATGCAAAAGACACAGACAAAGATAAGCTTAAAGTAAAAGACTTACAAGGTGTTCGTACTGCTGTAAATGATATGTTACTGACATTAGGTGGAGCATTTGGAAGAATTGGAAAGGCACCACTTGGTACAAAACAATTAAACACACAAAATACTCTTGTAAGAATAGCTACAGCAATAGCAAATGGTGAAATGAATGGTCCTGATGGTAAGACTGGACCTGCTGCCGTTCCTGCATATTTAGCAAAAGCAGCTAGAGATTTAAGCAAGAAATAGAGAAAATTAATAATATGGTAACACTACCTCAAGCTCCTTCAATACTTGATAGTATATCTAATTTATCTTCTGATGTTAAAAATATTCCTTTAGAGGGTGAAATTAAAAGCAGCTCTTCTTTACCTCAAGCTCCTTCAATACTTGATAGTATATCTAAAACTGAACAACCCACTGAAGTTGAGGTAGATGAGAAGGCTACTCCAGCTACACTAGGTAGTAATGAAACATGGCTTGCTTCTGCTAAAGCAATTTATGAAGATGAAGTAGGTGAATCATTTGATCCAGAAGAAGCTGGCTATGATAATATATCTGATTGGTTTGAGAACAGGCATTCTAAATATAATTGGAATATTGTCAACATGCTTGATACAGGTTTTAGTGTTGATGAAAAAAGTAACGATGTTAAAAAAGCTTGGCTAGACTCTATGGATTTATATGATGAATCAGACTCAGATGCAGGTGATTTTTTTAGAGCAGCCAAGAACGTACTACTAGACCCTACAACAATAGCAAGTTTATTAGCTACTTTTGGTGTAGGAACTGCTGCAAAATTAGGTGGTCAAAAAGTTGCTGCGTTGGCAGCCAAGACAACCTTTAAGCAAAATCTTAGGGAACAGTTAAAGAACAAAGTCAGTAAAGAAACTATTGAAGAGATTATAAAGACTAAAGGTTCTAAAGATATAACGGCTGAAGCTTTAAAGACTGCTAGAAATAAAGCAGCTTTACAGACTGTTGGATATAAATCATTAACTATGATTCCTGTTCCTGCTGCATATTCTTCTGCCTATGACGTAGCTGAACAAGAGATGGAATTAAATACATTAATTCCAGAGGACGTAGCTTTTCAACAGGGAATTTCTATTGAAGAAGCTACTAAACAAATAGAAGATAAAAAACGTGAAGGTTATGATCTAGCAAGCATAGCTAAAGCAGCAGCATTGGGTGGTACTTTTGGTGCGTTGCTTGGTCCTCTTCCTACATACATAGGTAGTAAGATAGGAATGAAGAAGGCTCTCAGAAAGAGTAAAGAAGGTGCTGATGATTTAATAGATGTAAAATATTCTCCTGTGGGAAATCCTAATTTATCAGTTAGAGAAAAAATGTCTAGGGAAAAATTTAATAAACTTTCTCAAGACGGGGGCATTGATACTGTTGCGTACAAAAGTATAACCGAAGCTCCTCAACGTGCAACAAATAATCCTAAAGTTAATATAGATGGCGAACAGATTATTGAAAGAGTTCTACCAGATGGAACTACTGTAAAAACTGTTAGACAAAAAATAACAGAAAAAATTGCTGATATAGGTGGAGAACGTCTTGCTAATATTAATACTGTAGCAGGTCGTTGGCTTACATCTACAGCAGCATTACCAACTACTATTGCTAGGGCAGCACGGCAGCGTAGTAATGGAACTAAGGCTGCTCAAATGAAAATAGAATCTTCTTTAGATAATTTAAAATCTCTTCAGAAGAAAGAAAAAATTAGTGAAGCTGCTGTTACTAGGTTTATAAATAATAATGATGACACTCTTATAAAATCTGAAAAGGGCGAAGCGTCTGAAACTTTAAATAAACTTAATGAGATTAAAAAAGATATCTTTGACAACCAAGAAAAGATTAATACTCTTGCTGGTAAAAAAACAGATGAAGAGTTAATGCGTGAAGCTAAGTCTTTATCAACTAAGTCTTCTCAAGATGAAGCTGAAATATTTAAAAATCTTAGAGAAAAAGAAAACAAAATAGGTGTGGCTTTTGGAGAAGACGGTGGTTACTACTTCAGAACTTACGAAGCTTCGTATAATCCCAAGTATTTAAAAGAAATAGAAAATGCTTTAAGTGCGAAAGGTATTGCTAAAAGCGAGTTCATTATAAAAGTACAAGATTTTAAACAAGCTTTAAGAGAACATCCTGACTTTAAAAAAGCTAATGAAGGTAAGCTTGATGATACTGTTTTAAATCTTGTTAATAGATTATCTAAAGATGACACTACTTTATTTGACCAACCGTTCAAAATTATTGAAGATTTTCTAGGATCAACCTCTGCTTCTAAGGGTGGCACAAGAGTTGGTAGGCGGAAAGAAATAGATACAGCCCTACTTAATCTACTGGGTGAGGTAAAAGACCCGTACACTAAAATTAGTAACACTCTTGCTAAACAAAACAGAATTATATCTGAGCTACAATATGTTGATGATGTGAATAAGTTTTTTCAAAACATACTTACAAAAAATTCAGATGTTAATTTAAATCTAGGTGGCCTTGTTAATGCTCTTCCTACTACTCAAGCACGAGCAAGTCGTAAAGAGTTAAGAGGAACAACTTCTAAATCATTAAATAATTTATATGAAGAAATACTTGGTGATAAGGCTAAAAAATTAAATACTAATTCTAGCAATTTACCTAAAGAAATTTATGTTGATCCAAACATGGACAAGCTTATTCGTGATGGATTAGACAGTGTTTTTCCATCATCAAATAAAAATAGTGGTGGTGTAGGTAATGCTATATGGGGTGGTCTTCAACAAGCAGCAGCCTTTGGGCAGTCTACTCAAACAATTTTAGATTATCCTGCATACTTTATTAATTCTTATGGCGCAGTGCAAAACTTAATAGCCAGTGGACATTTATTTAATAAATCAGCTTGGAAGAGTCTTCGTAGATCAGGCCAAGAAATGAGAAAGGGTATTAGAAATAAAGACCCAGAAGTACTAGAGTATATTACCAAATTAAAAAGAGATGGCGTAATTGATAGTGATCTCACATCAGAAATGATTATTAGAAATCTTAATCAAAACAGTGGCACTATGGCTGGTGGTCCTTTTGTGCAAACCTATAAAAAAGGGATGGAAAAACTTTCTCGTGCCTATGGTTCTCCAGATACCTATGCAAAAATTATAGCACATAAGTCTGAGACTGCTGCACTAAAGAAGATGTTTCCTAAAAAGAGTGTTGATGAAATATTTGAAATGGCTTCTGATAGAGTTGTTAATACTATGCCTACCTATGGCGCAGCCAATCCAGCGGCAAGGTTCTTAGGTAGAATACCTTTTGGTACATACGCTTTGTTTCCTACAGAGATGTTACGTACAACAAAAAATATAATTAAGTATGCTGTTAAAGATATTAAAGAAGGCGTGGCTACAGGTAACAAAGCACAAGTTATTAATGGTATGCGTAAAGTTGTAGGTCTAGGTGCTACTGGTGCTGGTATCGGTGCGGCTGTTGATACTAATAATACAATGTATGGTATCACTGAAGATGACAAGAGAGCTTTAGATGCTGCTGCTCCTGACTGGGGTAAAGGTGGTAATCCTTTATTTTTAGAAGGTATAGTTGAAGATGCTCAAGGTAAGATTATAACTAGAAATGTTAGGTCTGCAAATTTTGATGCTCAAGATTATTTAAAAGTACCTCTACGGTTGATGACAGGTAAGATACTTGCTGGTGAAAATGTAACTGATCTTGAAATAGAAGATGCTATTAAAGCAATGGGAAGTTCTATCCTTGGCCCATATACTAATACTAAGTTTATATATGAAGCACTGGCTAATGTAGTTACTGGTGTTGATTTAGAAACTGAAAGACCTATCTATTCAACAATTAGTGATGAAGCTGGCTTCTCTTCTGAGAATATTAAGAGAGCTATTCTTGAATTAGGTAGCAGTCTTATTCCCGGTTCTATTGAACCTTTGATTAAATATTCAGAATCAAGTGCTGCTGCTGAAGTTACTAAAGATGGTAAGGGTCTTAGTAAGTCTGGCTTTCCTTTGAGAGAGAACGATATTATTACATGGGCAACAAGTGGTATACGTCCTTCTACTATTGATGTTAAAAAGTCTATTGGATATAGCTTATCTAAACAAATAAAAGACATGGCCCAAAGTAAAAAAGCTTTTGAAAACTTTATTCGTACTATGCCAGTTAAAGATTATAGTAAACCGGACAACATGCAGGAGCTTCTAGATGTCTACAAAAAATATCAAGATTTAAAAGTTTCATCAAGTAGAAGACTTGCTGATAAAATTAACTTGTTTAAGAATATAAACTATACAGATAGTAGTGGTGAGCGTAGAAAGTTTGGTCTTGAGCAAGTTATAATGGCTGCTACTAACGATGGGTTTTATAAAAATAAAGAGGGCGTAGAAGCTATTGCCTTGGCTGATGCTGAATTAGATAATTATAGACGTGGTATTTTCTTACCAGATGATATAAATGATAATGATAATTTTGTTAAGATGCTTACTGATAAGGGTGTACCTCTTAGTATCTTTAGCGAGTTAGCTAAGATTAATAGAACTTACTATGAGAAGATGGATGAAGGTCTGGTAAAAATGGCTAGAGGTGGGTCTATTACAGACATGCTGCCCACAGTAAACGTAGTAGCACCTCCTATAGCAAGGGGTTCTTTTAATCTGCCTTCCCTTGAAGAGCTTAGAGAAAAAGAACTAGCAATGGGAAGAGGTGTCAAAGAAGCAGAAGTAGAACCTACTGTAACTCCTGTAGAGATTGCACCAGTACTGCCTAATGTCATACCAGAAGTTGAAGATCGTAGTCGTACTGCACCACTATCTCCAGAGAAGCCACCTGTACCTAAAGACTTTAAAAATATTATGTTTGATAATGTTATAGAAAGATTAGGAGTAAAGCCTGACGATCAAGAGAAAGCTTATACAAATTTAGAAAAGTTTGCAGAACTAACTAGAAATACAGAAAGTAGTAACGATTATACAGTAAAGAATAAGGCTGTTCGTGGAAAGAAAGCTACTACTGCAAAGGGAGCTTATCAGTTTGTAGATGATTCAATAGTTCCAGCACTCAATAGATTAAAAAGATTAATTGGTGAACAACCTTGGATGACTGAATTGAGAAAAAGCAATGATATTTTTTCATTAACAAATAGACAGCAAGACTTACTTTTTTTTGGAGATATGTTTGAAAAAACAGTAGATAAAAAAACAGGTGTAGGGGATAAGCTTCTTAAAAAAATTATGAAAGGTGATAAGGAGGCTATGCTCCAAATGTACAAAAAAGCACATCATACAGGTAAGCTACCACCAGAAGCTTTAAAGAATGCACGAAGAAATTTTTTAAAAGGAACTAAATAATGGAAGCCTCTGTAAGTATGATATGGAATGCTATACTAAGCCTAGCCTGTGGCTCTTTCATATGGTGGATGAGGGGTGTCAGCACTAAGATAGATGATAACCGTAAGCTACTCAGTAGGACTAGAGAAGAGATAGCCAAAGAGTATGCTTTGAAAGATGATGTAGAGAAAGACTTAAACAAAATCATGGATCGCTTTGATCGTGTAGAAAATAAACTAGATAACTTAATGGAGAGAATAGTAAAGTAATGTCTATCAACTCAGAATATTTCACAGAGAAAGAACTTCGCTGTAGAGGCACTGGAGAGTGCGACATGGACGATAACTTTATGTTAAAGTTAGAGAAGTTAAGAAAAAAATATAACACACCTATGATTGTCACATCGGCATACAGACACCCAGCACATAACGTAGCTATAGGTGGAAGCAGATACTCAGCACACATTAAAGGCAGGGCTGTTGATGTATTAGTCTCAGGTAAAGATGCACTGCGGCTAGTGCGTTTGGCACTGGAGCAAGGCATGACAGGCATTGGTGTGGCGCAGAGAGGCCCACATGATAAAAGATTTATACACCTAGATGACCTAGAAGATACTCACGAAACCCCTAGACCTTGGATATGGAGTTATAAGTAATGGATGCTAAATTTTATATAAGCTTGGGAGTTGGACTGTTTGTACAGGCTGCTGGGATTGTCTGGTGGTTGGCAGGATTGCAAGCCAGTATGCAACACAATAACTTTCAAATACAAATGATAAACAAAGATGTACAAAAGAATTCAAACTTTGTAGAGCTATGGCCAGCTGGTAAGTGGGGTAGTGGCTCTCTACCAAGTGACGTTAGGCAAGACCTAAAGATTGGTAATCTTGAAATGCAAATGAACAAGCTCAATGAAAAGATTTTTAATGGTGGTTATAATAGGAAATGACAACCTTTGCTAAAATAGAAAATATCTTAGCTGATGTTATTGCTCCTTCTATAGCTCAACACGGTGGGCTTATACAATTATTATCTTACGATGAAGAAAAAAAGAATGTTCATGTAAAATTAACTGGCTCATGTGCAGGGTGCGCTGCCAGTTCATTTACCCTCAAGCTGGGTGTAGAGCAAACTCTTAAAGAATACCTGCCAGATGATGTAGAAAGTGTGTCACATGAGGACGGGGACATAATTAACCCCTATTACTGAAAAAAATAGGCCCGTAGAGCCTCACTGAGTAGCCTTCTGGGGTAGTTTGTAACCTGTCCTATCCCAGAGGTATCAATGTTGCTGTACGGGCCTTGTACCCTACCTAGCGTTGATTCAGTCTATCTCAGTGGTGTCTTCCTCTTCTTCTACCACCTCTATAGCTTCTTCTTCTTCATCCTCCATGAAATCACACTTGTTTAGTAGGATATATACTTTATCTGCACCCAAGATGTTTAAGCACTGCACTATACCTGACTCTAAAGACTTCTCATCAAGCACTCCATCCATGTCAGAGTTATTACCTCTAATCCTAGACAATAATTCAAGAGCTTTCAGTGCGCTGTTGGTATGACCATTGGCTCTTGCAAATGTATATTGATTTTCAATCTCTTCAATAACATCTACATTGGTTACAAGCTCATTCTCTAACTCCCTTACTCTCTCAGCAACCTCTTCGTTATTGATAAGCCTGTAGCCTTGGTTGGCTGCTGACGCTGCTGAGTATCCTGCTGACTTGGCTGCTTCAGTTGCATTCCTATGAAGGATATAAGACTGAGCAAACTTCTCTTGCTTTTCGTTTAAAGCCATTGGCTATTTCATATTGTTTCTAGCGACACCCTTCCACTTCTCAGCAGTACGCATACCACCAAGACCTAGAAGAGAAAGCAAGAGTGTCATTAGAGCCTGTGTGTCCAGCACTGGTAGCACAACAATAGGATACCAAATAGCAAAGCCCCAGCTTGCAATGGGTGCTACAATAAACTGCCACAGCAGAGCAAAGCAGCAGACCCACATGATGGCTGGCCTTGCTCCACTTACAAAGATAGAGGGGTGCTTTGCCTGTTCGATGTTTGCTTCTGCTTGAGCAAGGTCAAGAGTAATTAACTGTGTTTTTAACTCTGCATTGAGTTTAGTCTTTAGGTCTTTATCCTCAACAAATTTATCAAGAATTTTACCTGCTACTCCGATAACTGAATCTGCAATTCCTAGCATTATTCTTCTCCTACTGTTACATTATTTGTGTCTTTATCCATTTGAGTTAGGGGTATAATATTAATACGCTTATGTATTTTATACCCTTCTGTTATTAGTCTATCATCTTCATCTAAAACATCAAAGAAAACATAGACACAGAAATCTGGATACTGTTTAGTAAAATCTTCCATGATATTACCAATGAACTGCATCCAATCATAGGGACTATGTAGAGAGATGTGTGCGTTACTACCATCAGCTAACTTCTTTAGTGCTGGCATACAGGCGATGTTAAGAAAAGCTATCTTCTGAGAGTAGCTAAAGATTTCTCTGATCACCCAGTCTAAATCACTGGTAGGTACATGCTCTAGTACATCAGTTGAAATAACTGCATCATACAAACCCATAGGTAGTTTACTATGCTCTTCATGGCCGGGATCAAACAAGGCTAACTTCTCCAATCCCCAATACTCATTAAGAGGTACAGTTAGTTTGGGATCGTCTCTAGTTACCTTGCCAAAGTCTTTAGTGTACAGTAGTCCTTTGCCACAACCATAATCAATTAGACTTTTGCATTCATGCTTGTCTAAATAGTTTTTAATTATATCAATATACTTTACAAGGCTTCTTCCATTGAACATGCCTTCAGCCTGTTTATGCATGTCTTTATATTCAGAAAGAAGATCAGTGTACCTCTTGGATGGCCCTTCTCTACTCAATAACTTATTACAATCAATCATAGTATCCCTCAAATTGCGGACGTTTTTCTAGTGCTTCCTTTATCTTCCATAGATCAGATACCATCGTATCTTTTCCGTGGAATGTCAAGATGCCTTCAAGACCTTCATCAGAGAAAATCTTCTCACAATCCTGACCCATAGCCAGAAGCTCTCCCGTAGTCCAGTAAGTATTCTTACCAACTGTTACTTGGAAGTACTTAGGTCTAGGTGATTCACCACCCTCTAAGTCTCCTGTAGTCTCAGTCTTCTGTTTCTTAGAAGGCTCTTTCATGGAGCAATCAAAACCAAATAGATGTATATCTCTAAAGCCTAGTGTGTGCAGCATACCTATGCTACGCATGGCAGCACAAGTACCACCTGTAATTAGAGTAGCACCCTTGGGGATACCCAGTTCCTCTTCGATCTTTACCTGCTGGTTCCTAATCTCCTGTCCCTGATCTGACTCACTCCTCAGTGAATCTGTAAAGGCGTGCCATCCCCATACATCACACTTGTTTTCAATAAGATATTCTGTAACAGAAGGATCAGTCATGGAAGCCAGCATGAATTTAGTATTAGTATTGAGTTTCTTAAAGAGATTCTTACGGACAATACCATGTGTAGATACACCAGTAAGAGGACGTGGGTCAAGGATGACACATGCCCAAGGCTCAATACCATTCTTTAATAGAGTAGGATAGGAATGTTTAACACATACTACTTTAATATCCTTGTTGTTTTTAATTAGCTTTTTAAGTTCAGTATAGTTAGTAAAGGGACCAGCCGATACTAGTACTGCTTTACCTTTATGTATAGGATGCTTGGTTACCCACTTCTTTTCATCCAGAAGTTCCATGTTAGAAATAATATTATTCCTAATGTATTCTTTAGGTACGCAATCTCTTGGATGTACAACTACTGGAACTCTTTTTAGTTCGTCAGGACATCCCGGTAGATTGTCATCGGAGAGTATAAGACAGAGATGAGTGTGACCACCACCAACAACATTATCACCAGAGGGTAGAACATACTTCCGAATATTAACGGTCTCATCGAATACAGTCCAACCATCCTCAGTAGTTTCTTGAGCGTCAACTTTCTTCGTAGGTATCTTATCAAAGACATTTTTAACTCCATGATATTCTTCAGGTGGTGTCTTGTCATCATCATCTTTAGTAAAGAAGTGATCCATCACTACCACAGGAACATGTTTCAGCATGGCGTACTCATGCTCTACAGTTTTAATACTATTACCACTACCTATCATTGCCAGATCAATCTTATCCAGCGTTAGAGATGTAAGAGTATTACGAACATTACCTTTATACAGTTCAAAAGTAAACTTCTTATCAGTCTTCTTCATAACTTCAGTAAATTCATGCAGTCTCTTGGTGACTGCGGCATAAGTATTATGAGGCTTTACATTAAACTCTTCTTCATCAACCTCAATACTTGCATCTTCAAAGAGATCATATCCAATGTAGTGTACCTTGTCTGAGTTTTCAAAGGAAGCCAAAGACATTTCAATAGCACGTCCAGCATTCCATGTCCCTGTTTCTAAGATAGTCTCTGGTTTGTAAAGACGTATGATATCAGCAAGCTGCTTATATCTCTGCGGTAGAATGTCTGGAGATGTTTCTTCATCAGATAGTTTGAAAACTCTTTCACCATCAGAATCTCTAATAGCAACATTGGTGCTACCCTTAAGGTGGAGAAACAAATCACTTACTATAGAGTTATCTCTCTCTAATTCATGTACTCGCATACCATGAGCAGTATAGATAGTCATTAACCTACTAAAGATAAAGCCATCATACCACTCACGATAGTTCATAAACTCATTAGAAATGTAACAACCACGTAGATCACCAAGCATATCTACAGATGATTGACGTGAAAGATTAAATCCCTGTAGAAAATAATCTGGTTCATCTTCATCATCTATTAGATAAACTACATCACATTTATCTTCGTTAATGGGTAGCATTTTATTGAGAGAATTTACTGTAATCTTTTTCTTGGAGATGGTATCAGCATCTATCCAGAATAACCAGCAGTCTTCATTATTAAATGCAGCCTCAGTCAACGCCATTACTTTAGGTATAAATGTAGCAGCATCTATTGAACGATTGTACTGTACTTTTCCACCTTCAGTGCCGTCGTGGATTTTATTATTCTCCATACACTCAGCATAATCTTCTACCTCTTCTAAGTTATGGTAGAAGATATTATCAGCTTCAGGAAGAACATGTTTTTTAATATCTATATCATAGTAATAACAGTGTATATCTATAGATGACTGCCATGTCTTAGACATTAGACTAAGAAGATGCGAAGACATCTCCTTTAGATATGCTTCATTAAAACATGTTACAAACTTATACTTCATTATACATGTCCATTGGCTTTATTTTTCCTCGTCCGGCTAGGTATGTATAATCCCCATTCCATTCGGCTGCATACTTACCATCACTAGTCCGGCCACACTTCCAATCTTTAAACCAAGGACCACCTGTTGTAAAGTGTACGTTCTTGGCATCCATGTCTTCTGGAGAATGATTGTCCAACCAGTTCCATTCTTCATGGATGCTACCAATATCAGAATCTTTATCAGGCAACCACTCAAAGCCGTGCAAGTATCCACCAGTCTCTGTGTTTACAAGTTCAGGAGTAAGCTTCTTATTGAGCTTGTGACTACAGTTAAAGAGCATTAGACTAGACCAATTCTTACGTCGGTAGTCCTGTTGTTTACGTCCATCCATTTTAACACCATCACCCGGTGCATACTTATGTTTAACACAGTACAGTGGGTAGTAGTCTGAGTTATACTCTTCAAAGATTTCATTGATGTCAGTACGTAGGTACATGTCAGAGTCCATGTACAAGGCCCAGCCTTCATACATGTTCATGGCTGGCACCAAGAAGCGAGTGAAACTAAACTCACTTGAGAAGGGCTTGCCGTCAATCTTATCAATAGTTTGTCCATCAACTACATCAAACTCTCTGGTGTACATACCCATTCGCTCTGCGACATCACGCCGGATAGGTACAACACGTACATTATCTACGGCTATCCGTTCAATGGTAAACTTTAAAACTTCATAGGCTGTATTCTCTTTAGGATCATATCCTATGTATACAGTGTTAGGTGATTTCTTCATCTATATTCCTTTTTTCATTTCCATGATTAGGGTGAAAATTATAATTAATACTTGCTACTGCTCTGACTGCTGCTGCTTCTTCAACAGTGTCATAATATCCTAAATGTTTTTTAATATAATTTATAGATATTTCTGCACAATATTTTCTGTACCGTTTATAAAACCTCACACCTGAATAACCAGTTGTACTATTGGTTTGTAGTGTTCTATTTTTATTATTTTCAGCCTGAGTTACATCTCTAAGATTTTTTATTCTATTATCTGTAGGGTCTTGGTTGATATGGTCTATATGATTTTTAGGCCACTCACCATAATATATTAACCATACTATACGATGTGCAGTATAGTTTTTGTTGAGCACACGACCACCTAACCTAGATATCTGTCCAGAATTTCTACGAGTAATGTTTGTAAGTGCTTCTTTACCAGCCCATCTAGTATTCCAAGACTTCATATTTATTTTAAAGTTCTTAAAATATTTTGGTGATCTTTCTTTCCAGAAGAGTTTACCAGTATCAGGATTGTAAGTTAATAATTCTCTAGCTATTTCAGCAGTAAGTTCCATAATAATTATCCTTATACACTATATTTGTTTACTTGTCAAGCACTTTCTGCCCATACTTCTGACCAGCTACCACTCAATGCACCCTTTGCATAGTCAGTAGAGTGGTTCTCAAAGAAGTTAGTATGAGTAGGTGCATTAATCATAGTCTCTACCCAAGGCAGAGGATTACGTTTGACCTTAAAGATACCCTTCATACCCATAGAGATAAGCCTACGGTCTGCAATGTACCTGATGTATTCCTTTACTTCAGTATCCCTAAGACCTTCTACCTTACCCATCTTAAATGATAGGTCTACAAACTTATCTTCTAGGTCAACCATAGTCTCTGCAATGCTATAGATGGTTGACTTGGTTTCGTCGTTCCACTCCTCACGGTTCTCTTCGATGTAAGTTCTAAAGAGTTGGATCATACCCTCTGCATGTTGTGTCTCATCTACAATAGACCACGTTACAATCTGTCCCATGCCCTTCATCTTACCATGACGTGGAAAGTTAAGCAACATAATAAAGCTAGAGAACAATGCTAGCCCCTCAGTAAAGGCAGAGATAGCAGCAATCTTAATAGGCAAAGATATTTTCTTACTGTTTACATTAGCCATAAAGTACTCATGCTTCTCACGCATGGCATCGTACTCCAAGAACTCATTGTATGTAGAGTCAGGCATACCCAGTGATTCAATCAAGTGTGAGTAGGCTGCAATGTGTAGTGCTTCCCTAGCAGCAAAGCCTGACAACATCATACGTACTTCAGGCTGTGGGAAGTTAGGTAGGTAATTATCAATGTACCCACCAGCTACATCAATGTCAGACTGAGTAAAGAACCTAAAGATATTAGTTAAGAAATACTTCTCTTCAGTAGAGAGGGTATTCTTCCAGTCTTTAATGTCTTCCATCATAGGTACTTCAGTGTGCAGCCAGTGAGACTGCTCATGTTTCAACCACAGGTCATACGCCCACGGGTAGTGAAACGGTTTGAAGTAGTCACGTTTATCTTGAAGCTTTAATTTACTGGTCATAGTATGGCCTCTTTCCTCTGTTGTCTTTCCACTGCCTTGGTATGCCCTCTTCGTGATCAAAAGTATAGTGGCTGTTCCACATAGCACAAGATATACTAGTAAAAATTCCGTATCCCTTTGATCTTAAGTGACAGTACCACTTGTATATCATACTAACCCTCACAAGCCAAACACTCCTCACCAGAAGCAAGTGCTTCCATATCAATCTCTTGTATAATCTCTCGTTCAATCTTACGTGATACCTTGTCAGCCTTGCCAATCTTTTCAGAACGGCAGTAGTACATAGTCTTGACCCCTTTCTTCCATGCCATGAAGTGTACAGCATGTAGGTAGGTGATGTTTGCATCTGGCCTAAAGAAAACATTGAGTGACTGAGACTGATCAATATATTCCTGCCTATCAGCAGCATGTTCAATCACCCACCGCTGATCAATCTCCATAGAAGTCTTGTATATCTCTTTCTCTTGATCGTCCAAGCAGCGTAGGTGCTGCACTGAACCATCGTTAGCAATGATTGAAGACCAGATACGATCATAGTTTAAGTTAATATTCTCTTCACACTTATCTTTAATAAGCTTATCTAAGAACTTGTTTTTATTCAAGAAAGAACCACTCAAGGTATCCTGTCTGTAGGCGTTAGCTCTCCACGGTTCAATAGATGGAGAAGTATTGCCCATGATAATAGAGGAAGAAGCATTAGGTGCAATAGCCATGACATGACTACACCTTAGTCCAGTGCCTTGAGCATCAGGAGCCTCGCCTCTCTCACGTCCAAGCTCAAGGTTGGCTGAGTCAAGCCCTGATCTAATGTGTCTAAACATTTTCATGTTTGAAGACTTAGCCAAGGCAGATTCAAAAGGCATACCCTTCTTCTGTAGGTAAGCATGAAAACCCAAGGCTCCAACACCTACACTACGTTCACGCATTGCTGAATATTTAGCACGGCTAATACTATCAGGAGCATCTTCAATAAACTTACTCAGAGTATTATCCAACATCTCCAGCACATCTTTAAGAAAGCCTTTGTCTTTAGACCACTCATCAAAGTATTCTAGGTTAAGAGAAGACAAGCAGCATACAGCAGTCCGATCCTTATTAGTTGGTAGTATAATCTCTGAACATAAGTTAGACTGATTAATCTCCAAGCCAAGCTGCTTCAACCATACCGGCATCTTCTCATTGGATGTATCAATAAAGTGTAGGTATGGCTCGCCTGTTTGCATACGCATCTCTAAGATACGCTGCCACATATCCCTTGCTGATACAGTCTCTTTAATTTCTTTTGTATGTGGATCACGTAGGTTCCAGCTGTCATCTACATTGGGATCAGTCATGCAATCTTCAATAAGCTGCATAAACTTATTGCTGATATTAATACCATGGTGGAGGTTCAAACATCTAAAGTTTTGATCACCAGTAGGCTTACGCATTTCCAAGAACAAGATAATATCAGGGTGATCTATGTCTAGATAGGCAGCATAGCTTCCCCTACGTGTACGTCCCTGACGGTAGGCTAGGCTGGAGGCATCATACATCTTTAGATGTGGCATCATACCCGTTGACTTGTCATCAGCAGAACGAATACCAAAACCAATACCTACACCACCACCATACATGGACAGCCAGTTAGTCTCTGATAGATTGTTTACTAACCCTTCAGCAGTGTCATCAATGTAGTTAAGGTAACACGAGATGGGTAGCCCACGCTTGGACCTACCGTAAGATAGTATAGGAGTAGAGTAAGACAACCAATGCTTAGAGGCATAGTCATAAAGTCTTTGGGCGTGATCGTTATCAGTAGAAAATGTTTTAGATACAAAAGCAAATCTCTCTTGCGGAGACAACTCATTATCCATCATGTAAGATTCTTTAAGCCTAGCAATACCAAGCTCATCAAACAAATGATCTTGTGCGGGGTTGATGTTGATGCCAAGGTGGGTCATTTGAGGCATTAGTTATTCTCCTTTATTGTATTCCATTTGTAGTATCATTTGTGCGTAGTGAATTACTTTACGTATGTCTTGCTCACCATCACCTTTTGTTCTGTGACGTGTAATATACTTAACAACATTGCCCTCAAGAAAGTCAAGCCCGTTAGAATAAATATACTCTACGGGCTGTATGCCACAATCTTTATAGTGACTGCCTCCTACTTGTTTATCTAATGATCTTCCCACTTGTTTACCTAATGATCCTCCCTTAGTTCCGTTTTCAAAGTAGTAATCTTCTTCTTTAGGTAATCCTTCTCTATCTTCACGCATCTTTCGTAGAATATATCTTTCTCTTCCTTCAGCCATCCACTTCACGCCTACTTCCTTTTAGCTTTTCTAAGCTTTCTAGTACAAGACTCAATCCAATTAGAAAAAGTGTTTGTAAACAGACATGGGGACACAGCGTGGATTATCAACGCCAGCCCAACTGCTATACCTTCTCCTAACAGGCTTAAAGAAAACAAGAAATGTTCTTTGTATGTCATGTTAACATCATTCAAATGTTTATTCAAGTTCTTTTCTCCTTAGTAAAAGATTTAGTTTATGTCTTACTTCTTTATTGTTGTCTGAGTTAATAACATAAGATGCAAACTCCCTAACCTTATTAGGATTAAGGTCAGCGTAGTCACATATAAACTCAAAGTTTTCACTGGTCACACCTATAGAAGCGAAGAACCAATTGGTAGCTTCTCTTCTTAGAGATGTAATACTACTTGATTCAGTAATACTTTTAGACTTAGTTGCATCCAATAGAGCTTGGTATATAACAGATAAGAATAAAATATTGTTTGAATCTTTTTTACTTTCTTCCTGTAACTCTAGTATATTATTTATATTTTGTTGGTTCATCCTCAAACTCTTGTACTGGCCTGTAGAACTTACCACCTACATAGTTATTATAATATGCCGCTTCGTCTGTACCTTCTAAGACAGAAGACAGTACATTATATTTCATCTGGTAGTATAGCTCATAGTATTTTAGGCTTCTTTTATTTTTAAACTCAGCTATAATTTCAAACTTAAAACTTCTCTTGCCTAACTTTTTAATATCTTCTAGCAGTGACTTAGAAGAACCCATATAAATAAGCCAGTTAGATTCTCTTTTGGTTGGTGCAGTACTACCCTTCTTTCTTTTCACTGGGTGCCAATACTGCTTGCAACCTACATAAGCTTTGCCTGTTTTCTTATTTGTAATAAGATAGACAAACCCAAAGTGTTTCTTTGGATTTGGTTTCTTACTATATTTCCAGTGCATTTAGGTAGTTACTTCCTCAACGTCAGGCGTCTTAACAACTTCAACCAACTCTCTTGTACCATTTGAGTACTTAAAAGTACGTATCCCTTTACCTTGGTTAGCATCAGACCAACACATACTCTTGTGTCTACAATAAACACAACCAACAGCAAGCTTAAGGTTACCAGACTTCCCATCAGGAACAGCAGCATAGCACTTAGAAGGTATGCTGCTTCCCTTAACAACTTCTTTAAGGTGCTTAATCCTGCTACTAGCATTGACCATCTCCATAGAGTGTACTGGTGTTAAACAAATCTTACCAGTAGATTTATCTATAACAAGAAAGGCTGCTTCAGCTATACCATTGGCTTGAGCATAGGAAGATATCTGTGCCATGTATCCAAAGGGATCGTCGTCAGCTATTGTATTAGACTCAAACTTTTTAAAGCTGAATCCAGAAGCAGACTTACAATCAACCAGAACCCCATCAATAACTGCATCCTGATGACCCAGTACTCCTTCTACTGTAACTTCTTTCTGTTGATCTTCTACTGTGTGACCTGCTATAGATGCACAGAGTAGTAGAAGTTCTTCAAGAATATATCCATATAGAAATTTAATGCGTGTACTTGGTGGTAGTTTTTCTTCTGTCGTTTCTGTATTAACATCATACCATAATTGTCTATCAGGCTTTCCTATTGCAGACAGCCTAAGATTTCCATTGCTCCTTGGTTTGCTGTACATAAATTCTTTGATGTGAACCTTAAGCATCTCACCAAAGTTATCTATGAGATCATCTACTTCTTTCTCATCACGCTCTATAGGTGTGAGATTAAATAACTCATAGATATCTTCTACTATTGTATTAATATTTTTCATAATAAGAGAGGGGTGCTACACTAACCCTATAAAAATGTAGCACCCCATCCTCACTTAGTTACCAAAGGGAATGTCGTCTGATTCAAGATCAGCCATTTGAGAGGCAGCGTCATTAACATAGCCACCTTCCACAACATCAAAGTCTTTATCCATAGCATACTCAATAAACTCAACTACTTGAACTGCTGCAAGATCAGCAGACACACCCGCCTTACCTGCATAGTTCCACTCAAAGGGGAGTGCTTTTACTGTAACCACACTACCATTCCCAATAAGTTTATTATCCCAAGGATTATTTTGGGAATCCACTACCGTAGGTGCTGAACGTGGACCGTTCTTACCCTGCACCTTACGTTTCAACGTGACAAATTCACCACGTTCATCTTCTTTGTTACGTACATTCAGACCTGCACCTTCTACTAAAGCTTTTGAATCTGCATCAAGACAGAGATCAACTTGCCAAGCAGGTTCAAACGTGCTGTTAGGCTCTACGACAGAGGCCCAATAGCATTTACCAGTTAGATATAGAGGTTGAATTGGAGGCATATTAATTTTCCTTGTGTTTAGCGCCACACCATTGTGGCTGTTGATATTGTGTTTGTCTACTACTACAACTCCATCAGTATACACTACCTGATTTAGAGTGTCAACTGTTGTTTTTGAAATTTTCTAAATAATTTAAAGCCCTCCTTACATAATTAATATCATCTTGTAACCAACCAAGTGCTGAGTTACATTTATTACAAAGCCATCCTCTAAACTTACCACTACTATGATCATGGTCTAATACCCAAGACCCTCTATTATATGCTTGGTATGCTGTATCTATTTTATTTTTTAAATCTTCTGAAGAGCTATTACAAATAGGACAGCAATAATTATCAGGAGGAGGGGGTGTTGTTTCTTTTAACTTGAGAACAGTTCTTTGCGAGGCATAAGTACACTCACTACATACATTCATATATGATTTACTACCATCTGTCCTACGCCAGTTACTTCCAAAAGAAGTTAGAGGTTTTACATTATTACATTTTACACATGGCTTAGTTACGGCATCAGGTCGTATAGATTTATTACTGTTAAAAAGTTCAAGTTGATCTGTCATCAGTGTGTCTCTGCCCATGTCTTACCAACTTTATAATCACAGTCTAATTCACACTTCATCTTCAGTGTCTTTGTTGTCTGTGTCATTGCCTCCTTTGTTAGCCTACAAAATCTTTCTATGTCAGGGATAGCTACTTCAAACTGATACTCATCGTGTATTGAGGCAACTAACCTCGCATCTAATTTAGTTTTAATAACTCGTTCCATGATATGAACAAGCCACTGCTTACATACTATAGCACCAGCACCCTGTAGTAAAGTATTAAGTGCTGCATGTTCTGATCTAATATGTAATAGCCTACCATCCAAAGCAGGGATTGTACCACTGGCAGCTTCTTTACTCACCCACATCCTAAGATTTTTAAGTGCTGGCATGTTACTCAAGAACTTAGTTATCAACTGTTGTCCCTGCTTGGCATTGCCGCCTACTACCTTACCAATCTTGGCTGCACCAGCCCCATAGAGCCACGCATAGATAAATGTCTTGGCTTGATCCCGTGTCTTCAGACCTGCTCTTTCTTGATTAGCTGTATGTACATCACCTGTTAATACAATGTTGGTATACTCAGGGTCATTCATATAGTGTGCCAAGCATCTTAGTTCAAGGCCGCTGGCGTCCACACCTACCAAGCGATACTTAGATACATCATCAACTGTCCATAGTCCTCTGCATTCTCTACCGTAAGGGCTATAGACAGCGGGAACTTGTGCCATATTAGGAACTGCATGTGCCATCCTTCCTGTTATAGTACGTAGTGTCATAACACTACCACGTACTCGGTTATCTTCTTGACACGCCATTATCCAAGACTTTATTAGGCCAGTACGTTTCTGCAATAGAAAATATCTATTAAACATCTTGGCTTCAGGTAACTTAATCTTAGACAAGACTGCTTCATTAATAATTACATTACCTTTCTCAGTCATCTGAGTAGGCTCCCACCCTTTAGCTTGTAGTCTATCAGCTATCTGCTTACGACTTGCTATATTGAAGGGTATGTATTTAGTCTTAGTCTTTAATACTACTTCAGTTGGTTCAAAGTCTTCTTCTGCCTTACGTTCTAGTCCATGTAACTCATCTTGCAACTGAGCCTGTAAGATCATAGCTTCTTGTATCTTAAATGCAAAGCCATTCTTCTTCTGCTTATCTAAGATAGCTCTGACCTTACACTCTAACTCGTAAGCTCTAGGGTTAAAAGCTTTACCTTCTTTCTCTAGCTCCTGTGCTACGTGACGGGTAACCTCTGTGTCACGCTTACAATACTCCAACATCTCAGGAGAGTAGTGTGCAAAGTCATGGAAGTCACCCTTCTCAAAGCCAAGGGTCTTACCCCAAGCTTCAAGAGAGTGACCACCATCACGTATAGGATTATAAAGCTGAGACTCAATGAGAGTATCTCTTATTTGACTAAGCTTTATATTACATCCAAGTAAACGATTGAGGACAGGAGCATCGAAGCTGATACCATTGTGCATAATAAAGGTATCAATTTGCTGCGACCAACTAACAAACTCCGAACACTCCTGTCCCACCCACGCCTTAATCTTATTACCTTCATAACTCCTTGCTACGATACAATGTATCTTTGTTGCATTCAAACTATCTGTTTCAATATCAACTATAGCTGTTGTCATTTCTTTATAAACCTACTCCTGTTACCCAATTTTCAGCAGCATCTTCTACATAATGTTCACTTTTATCTTTAATGACTATCAGCTTTTCTAATTTATTATCTATAAAACATTCTACTGTATAGGCACCATCGGATTGATGATGAATAAAGGCTGATCTACAACTGTACTCTTCACACCCATAGTATTTATGTAATGGCTCACCGTCTATTGGTTTCATTAGTCTACCTTAATGAGACAAGCATCCTCCACTGGAATGTGGAAGAACTTTTCTCCCTCTCTAATGTTTCTATTAGACACTTCTTTTACCTCGCAGTCAAGTAAAATATTTGCGTCAATATGCCATGCCTGTTTGCAATCGCTACGCCATACTATAAATGTAAAGAGGGCATCAGGATACTGCTCTTTCCACTTAAGTAGCAAGCGGTTCTTGCGGTAAGGGATACGTACTTCTTTCCAACTAGGGTTCCAATCTCCCTTCCAAGAATACTTAACCTCCACTTCATAGAGGTGGTGTGTTTCTTCTACTGCCTTGCAAATAATATCAAAGTCTTTTCGTTCTGTAGTATCAATAGTAGTGTAGTTCATATCTTTAATATACTTTAAGGTAGCTTTCTTAGCATCAGTGTCAGCTACTTCATACAAAGCTCTGTCAAAAGGTTTACGTTTACCCATCGTAGTCATTATTCTTCTCCATTCTGTTCTGTTTTTGTTTCTCATAATTTTTCATAGCGTTTTTTATAAGTATTTTGACCATTACTTTTTTTGTTTTTTTTGGTGAGTGCGCCACTGCTCATCCTCCTTTATAGCTCATTCATTTGATCGTGTTTATATCTTTTGGTTTCAGATAAATCATATTCAATAATTTCTAAAGCATCGTTAGGAAGATTATATTCATTTATAAATCTTGTTCTACATCTTTTAGCAGCACTTTTTCTTTCCCAAATAAGTCCTTGCATGTTTTTATTCTTATAAAATTTATTTAATTTAGGACTATATACTTTCCAAGCTTTACTCATTCTTCATTCTCCGCAAAAGGATTATCAATCTGGGTCATCCTACCAGTATCTTTATCATAATGCAAGTAGCAAGCAACACCAGTATCACCAGTGTACCTGTTCTTTAAGATACGTATGGTGGTGGTGTTGGCTGCTTGCTCATCGTCTGCCTGTTGGTTACGCTCCAGTGCAATCACTGCGTCAGATAGATGTGCAATGCTGGCCGACCCACGAAGGTGGGACAAGGATACCTCACGGCCATCCTCATGCCCACGATCACCACTTGGCCGACGTAGGTGGCTCACAAGCAGCAAGCCTATGTTTGTTTCTTCAACTAGAGAACGTAGCTTAGTCATTAGAATATCAATTGACTTGCGTTCATCACCGTTGTCTTCCTGACCCGATACCAAGATAGATAGGTGATCAAGGATAATCCATTTAGTTCCTAATGCCTTTGCCATGTAACGAACACGGCCTAAGATTTCATCGTTACTGATAGAACCAAAGTGATCAAAGGCAAAGAACCTCTTGCTACCTATAGTTTTATCTTGCCACTCACGTAGTTGTTCTTTGGTATATTGATCACGTACTTCTTTGATATAGAGCCTAGCATTGGCCTCCACTGACATGATATTAAAGGCTGTGTTACGTATGCTTTCTTCCATTGCCAAGATACCAATGTTATCTTTGGTATTCATAAGTAGGTGGTGCATTAGCTCACGCATGATACTGGACTTACCCATACCTGCACCACTGGTGAACGTCACTAGCTCACCCGTCCTCATGCCATAGGTCTTCTCATTCATCTGTGACCAAGGGTAGAGACAAGTCTCGCAGTAGCTCTCATCGTACAGACTATCCCCTAGATCATGCAGGTTGACAATCCCAGCAGGGGTGAAGGACTTAGCACCCCACCATGCAGTCATGAAGTCTTCTGACTTACCCACCTTGAGATATTCGTTGGCATCCTTCAAGTCTAGGTTCATGATCTTACATTTGTTAGGCTCAAAGATTTCAGCTACATCTGCGGCTGCTTGCTTACCAGCCTTGTCGTTGTCAAAGCATAAGACTACCTGCTCAAACTGATTTAGGTACTCAAAGGATTGCTTACAATTAGATACCGCTGAAGCTGCACCATTCTTCAGGGAAACGACAGGCCACTTAGACCCCATCATTTGATAGGCAGACATAGCATCTACCTCACCCTCACAAACGGTAATGAACTTACCCTTCTGTGTGAACACATTCTGACCAAAGAGGCCAGCACTGGTCATCTGTCCTTCAGACCAGAACTTTTTGTTGGCTGTGTCACGTACCTTATTACAGATATGATTACCATTCGTATCAAAGTACTGATAGACATGGTGGGTTGTCATGGACCCCTTCTTTTTTGTGAGGGTGCCGTACTTCTTGGCTGTATCTCTAAGTATTTTACGATCTGAGATATCATTATACTCAGCCATCTTGCTGGATGTTAGTTCAGTAGCCTGTTGTATTGGTAGTTTAGTAGCCATGGTCGTGACTTCCTTTGAGTGTTGATAAGTTTTACAGCTAAAGCAGTAGGTGTGTCCATCGTTGTAGTGATGGTTGGCGTCAGAAGAATCACACTTGGGACACGGCCCCTTTCTTCCTTGTTCTTCGGGCTGCATTGGAATATCCTTTTGCAATTGAATACGTCTCATGGTCTGATAGTCTCAGCATATAGCACAACCCCTGCCTGTCGTCAAGCTCTTGTTGTGCTTCACGTCTAGTCCTGTAGCTTTTCAAGATGTTACTCTTGGCGTCTGCACCGCTGTATACTATGTTATACATCTTCGAAGGTTTCATCCCATAGGTTGCTGACAAAATCTTCTTTGTCTTCCATGATCTCATTGATCTCAATGTTAGCTAGTTTCCTAGCTTCTTTAATATCATAACCTTCTTCTTTGTACTGGCGAACAAGTCCTCTCAATAGAGATGACCGTTCCTTCTGCCAAAAATTCTTACTCATTATCCATCATATCTTCTAAAAACTTTTCTACTTCTTCCTCGTTTGTAGGTTCATACCCATTGTCTAACATAGTATACCATAGATCAGCAGGATATCCAAGAGATTTTCTTAAGGACTCTTGTTTCTTTTTCCAGTGAGAGTAAAAGTTATGTATCTCTGCCATCACTTAACTCAGCCCATAGCTTATTTGGAGTGCTACCCTGCTTTGCAATAGACAATTCTTTCCTAAGTTGTTTATTAGCATCAGTCAGCTCTCTTACTTGTGACTTTAGTGTAGCTATATTTTTATGTAGGACAGCCACATACCCATTGTATTCTTCAGTGAACTCTGTCAATTCTAACACATCCTTCCTCAAAGACTACACTATCATCAATCCCTAGAGAGTGTAGAAATTTTATAGCTTCTCCTTCAGTATCAAACTTAAGAGGCATTCCAGTAGGTGTTGTTAATAGATCAAAGCAATTAAACTCTTTTATGTCTACACATTTTTCATTTAAAATGTCTTGAACTATTATAAACATTTTAGTTTAAAACTTACGTTTACTAACAAACTTTTGTAAATCTTTTTCAACCCAACTGATTTCTTTTTCAATTACTGTGCGTGTCTTAATAAGAAACTTTAGCTTCTCTGAAAAATCAAGACGATCATAGTCAGCAGTTGCTACCAAAGTAGGAACGCTTGCAACTCTCTTAATCTCTAGTATATTAGACATCTTTACCCTCTACGTTTACTCCAAAAATATCCCCGATGGCTTCAGGAAAGAGATCAAATTCTTTAGACATCCCACCTACAATATCTCTTTCAATATCATTGAGTGATAGCTCAGACCAATAAACTTCTAGTGCTTTAGTATCACGCCTAGCTCTAAACATATGATACTCTCCCGCAGGAACTATTGCTACGTCTTCAGCGTATAGAACTGTAACATCTACTAAGTCATAGTCTTTCCACCTGTGTATTTCTAACTCACCGTCCTCAACATAGAAAGCATTTATCTTTGACTGGTGGCGATGCTTAGAGCAATGCCCTCCAGCATAAATAAAGATAGAATGCAATTCTATTTGAGGGCGTTGGATGAGGGGGATCGTTGTCCCCCACACCTTTCCTTCTATTATACTCATTAATCTTTACTCATTTCTTCATTCATATTTAAGAACCCATTGATATCTACTATACTTACTTCAGCTATACTACTTACAGTATATCCAGAAAATACTAAAGAAGATATAACATACTCTTGTAGTTCTTCAGGTATATCTTCATGGTTGTAGTAATTAAAGTACATAACTTACTATCTCCTTTTCTACATTATATCACATGTATAATCACAATGCAACTATAATTATGCAGCCTCCAACTCTAACCAAGCAGGTGATACTAACATTTTCTTTACAGCATCTTCACGAAACACCCTTTTGTTGTGATCACCAGCCTTTTTAGCGGCGAGGTGGATGACGCTGGAGGTATGAGTGGACCACCCAGTAGCAGCTTGATAGGCTGTCCATAGTGATCCCTTCATTTGTGTACCATACTTCTCATACAATCCCTTGCCATGTACGTGACGGTTCTCATTGTCAAAAGTTTTCATAAGATTAGATAGCACAACTTTATTTGGTACATTCTTACGCTTAATATTATTAATCTTCTTGGCTAATGTATTACTAAATAATGATATAGCATCATCTCTACTAAGCTCAGTATTGTACCATCCCTTCATCTTTGTCAGCCCCTCACCAGAGACATACTCAGATGCTGCCCTGATCTTGGCACCAAATGACGTAACATTGAAGCCCTTGGTGTGCCTACCGTACACATAGGCCAGCTTATCACCACTGACTAAGGTGTTGAAACAGAATGTCCTGAAGAGGCCCATCATACCGTTGTTTGCCCATGTCCTGTTATGGCTGGTGCGGAAGACAAACTGTGGCACCACTGGACCTAATCCATCTATGTCCTTTGCATGGGCAGGGAACTTGGCAATCAACTCCATCCTTGCACCGCTGTCGTAGGTGTTGGTAGTAAATTCAGCATCAGTCAGGTCCAGCCCCGCTAGGTTGAGTGCCTCTTCGATCTGATCTACAATAGTAAGATACTGCGTAGGCTCATAGCTATCTGATACAATAGCCAGTGGCTCCATAGTATCTACACGACGCAGACCTACACCAATGTCGTTTGGAATATCATAAATGCCCATACCTGCTGGACTGTGGGCTGGTATGTCTTGAGCTAGGGTAAATTTCTCTACTTGAAAGTTTAGTTTATCATGGTCAAACATATTCATTCTCCTGTTTCTAGGGTAATAGGTGCATCATTGTCATGGAAGCATGTGAGTTTAAGTTTCTCTCCATCAGATGTTGTTACTTCTACATTTATTATTCCAAATGTTTCCATGTCTGTTTTAGATATAACAATAGAACTTACGCTGTACATTGTACTTCTCATTGTATTCGTCCTTATATCTTCTAATTAAAGTAACTTAGTATCGTAAGATACTCTACTAAGTAACTTAAATTAGTAGTAATTCCTCAGTTGTTTTAAGCTGGCTCATGGCTATATCAAAAGCTGTATCTGGGCCTAGCTCATACCTTGTTGCTGTTAAAATAAAAGGTCGTTCTTCATTATCTACATACGTACTTACTGACCTTAAAGTTTTTTTATTCCACATGATTTTAATTTCATGTCCTCTTATTTCTTTTTCTACAAAAGTTATTCTATCAGTCATCGGTCATCTCCATCTTTCAGTGTTATACTAATAGTATTGAAGAAATCATCTTCAACTTCTTCAACTGTATCATAATGATAGTTGGATTCATACCACTGTACTTCACCTACACCCTCACATTCATTGCACATATCAGGTTTTGTAGTATACCCATATAATTCACCTTGTCCAGCACAATATTCACATTCTTGAACAATAACCCACGTCATCTTATTACCTCTCTTTCCTTATCTTAGTGCTGCAATTAATCTAGCCTTAACCTTTTGTTTGTATGGTACTCTCTCAATCTTTTCATTGAAAGCCAATGACTTATCATAATAATTATTTATTCTTTGAGGATAAACATATTCTCTATTGTTTGGTATACACATACCAGCCCTTTTCTTAATACCTATTACAGCATTCTTTGTAAGTAAAGTTTTTAATTTACCCCTACATAATCTATTGGCTTCAACTGCTACTTGATTTGCAGTCAAATTCTTTTTAAAAAGATCCAGAACTATTTGTTTTGTCTCTTGTTTGTGCGGTACTATAAACATTATCCAACTCTTTCACTATACAGTCTCATTGTTTAAATCTCCCATTAAGTACGTTACATGGCAACGTGATACATGCTCACCATCATCATATCTTTTAGGATATAAGTCAGCAATAAAATTGCACCAGCTATCCCATAGGTATTCACAGCCACCTAAATCTTCTAATGTTTTCAAGCACAACTCAGCTTTTCTTAAAGCTGTATCATAGCCTAGTTTCTTTGGTAGTTTGAATGTATTAGGTGAAAGTCCAAATCTTTTTAAGTTGTGAACGTCTAAACATCCAGCCTCACCTATACATAGTTGTAATATAAATCCAGCTTTAGGTAAACCTATACCATCAATAGCGGCTACATTTAATAGTTTAACTGCTAAAGGCATGGTCTTATCGTGGATAGTTTTATACAGTTCAGCCTTATGCTTAGTAGCATATGTTATGGTATCAGCCTTACTACCCCAAGCGTATTTACTTTCAATACCTTCACTTTTCATAGAGTTAAATACAGTAGGCACTGTGTAAAATCTTTGTTGAATAGTAGAAGATACAAACAGTATCACCTCTCGTGTATGGTCAGGACTTTGCAAAGCAAAGGCTGCTATTCTTTTTTGATGGTTGCCAAACATATTCTAATTCCTTTAATTAACGCCCCGTAGTATCGTAAAAACTCTACTACGGGGCTTATTAATTAACTTTTAATACTAAACACTGGGTTAGCTGTCTCACCAAACCTGTTAGCATTAAAAACTTTCATGTATAGGCTACGCTTTCTGAAGTGAATGCCTAAGAAACTTTTCCCAAGGCTAAAGCCATACCTGTTTTGTACTAGACGTGCCTTAGTTGATTTACCTAGTCCGGTTTTGTTAATAAGTTGCATTAGTTTGCCCTCTGTGATGTTGCGGTGCCTTCAGGTAAGGCATCAGCGTTCTTAATGACTTTGAAAAACTCGTTACCGTTCTTTGCCAAGCCACGTATTCTGATAGCGTTGCCAGCCTCTACAGCAGCCTTGAATAGGCTGTTATCACCCTTTTCCTTTTGTTTTATTTCTACCCATTTCTTATCTTGGTAAACGTCAAATGCTTTAGACATGTGTAACCTCTTTGGTCGTTGTATGCTGCTACACCCTAGCAGCGTGGGCTAGATAATTCATACCTAATAGATACCCTTTAGTATCACTATGTTCTACTAAAGGGCATCAATTAGCCATCAATTTTATTCTCATGTTATCCAATCCAATGCGCCATTGAGATACTGATTCATCTCTTTACCTGACATGCGTGGTGTTGCATGGTGTGAACCTTTATAGTTTACCAAACAATAACCTCCATAGCATTCAGCATAATCTAAATTCACATAAGAAGATTCATGCAACTTCAACTTAGCATTAAGTTGATCTAATTTAGCCTGTAAAGTTTTCTTTGTGATACGATTAGTCATGTTATTATCCTTTGTAAGATGTAATGTAGTCTAGGCAAGCTATGCAAGCTGTTATGATAACAGCACCTATAACAATAAGCAATGTTGATATATAAATATCAAAGGGCAATAGAATGCCGCTGACTATTAAGAATAGTGCTACTAACATTCCGAATACCGTAACTGCTAATAGAATAGTATTTCTAACAAGTGTCATGTCAATTACCTTTCTTAATTAACGCCCTGTAGTATCACTATGTTCTACTACAGGGCTAATAATTAACTTCCAAAAACCTGATATCTTACTTCGTCGCAATCGTCATGAGTTGACACGTAAAAACCTTTTTGGGTGTACAAGTCAACTCCAGTTCCTCCTGTGGAGGGATAAGCAATCAGCCCATCAGTTGCCATATCAAGCTCTGCTTGGAGGTAGGTTATGTCGTTGATCTTCATGGTAAAACTCCGTTGGTTGAGGTTGGTAGTTATAATCTAATTAATCTCTTTAGTATCGTAAGATACTCTACTAAAGATATTAATTAGTATATCGTCTCTGCTTTGTCAAGCCTCTCGTCAAAATGCTTTGCATTTCGTCACGGCACCTTTGGTGCTTGACATGGTGCAATGTGTTGGATTGTGTAACAATCACAACGACTTAGCATGGTTTGCCAAGAGTTTACGTAGTAAGCCAATCTGCCATACCATCCCTCTTCGGGATGATTTACGTAGTAACTGTGACAAATTTGCAACAGTTTGGCTGAAGTTTCCTTACTAACTCTTTGTAAAGTCTTCGTAAGAACTTAGACTTTACTACAGAGTTAGATAGGGACTCCTACGGAGTCCTATGTGACACATCGTCGCACTATGTAGTGGGGGTAGGGGGAAAAACGCACCCGCATGTATATATATATATAACACCTATGACATATATTTAGAAAATAACTCGGACTTCTAATCAAAATAAAAATGGCTGCGGCTGTAAAGTACGATCTGCGCCTATTAAGTTACTTTAATATATATTATTTATATTTATTTTAACTTTATAGTTGTACTATAGAATTATATAGTGTATAATAGTAACTATGGAGTTACTAGAGAATACTAATGAGTACCTACAACCCTACATTAACTTAAAGGGACTGTTAGATACTAAGATAGAACAAGACTGTAAAGATGATTTCCTGACATTCGTCAAAGTCATGGCACCTATGATGGTGTCTGACTGGAAGATGGGTCGTCATATTGAAGTTATATCAAATAAATTAAAAGATTTAGAGAATGGTAAGATAAAACGACTGATGGTCTTTCTTCCACCACGGTCTTCTAAGTCTGTTATCTGCTCTAAGCTCTTCCCAGCTTGGTATATTGGTAGAAATCCTGCACATGAGATACTGACTGTCTCCCATAGTGACCAATTGTCCAGTGATTTTGGTAGGTCTGTCCGTGATGTGGTGGGTACTGAAGAGTTTGAGAAGATATTTAAAGGAGTCTCTTTAAGAAGCGACGTCAGAGCTGCTGGTAAGTGGAAGACAAACCACAATGGGTCTTACTATGCAGCTGGTGTGCGTTCACAGATAGCTGGACGTGGTGCTCACATAGCTATACTGGATGATGTGATGTCTGAAGAGGACGCCATTAGTGCTTCAGGCAGGAGATACATCAAGGAATGGTATCCAGCGGGGCTTAGAACCCGCATCATGCCCAATGGGGCTATAGTAATTATTAATACACGCTACCACTATGATGATCTCTGTGGTTGGTTGTTAAAACAACAAGAGAATATGGGAGAGTTTGAAACAATCCCATGGGAAGTAATTAGAATACCTGCATGGGTTGACGAAGAAGCAGCAGAATTGCTTGACTTACCTGTAGGCTCTAGTTACTTTCCCGAATGGAAGTCCGATGAAGTCTTACGCATGGATGAGAGTGAGATCAAAGCCTCCAATGGCAGTAGATACTGGAATGCTCTCTACATGCAAGACCCCACACCTGAAGAGGGTGGTATTATTAAGAAGAAATGGTTGAAATACTGGGATGATGAAGAACCACCTAGCTGTGATTTTATAATTCAAACATATGATACTGCTTTCTCTACACGGACTACAGCTGACTACAGTGTTATCCAGACATGGGGTATATTCTCCATGTATAACCAAGATGATAATGGTTTAGAAGACTTAACCCCTAACTTAATCTTGCTAGGGAACATTAGAGGTAGGTTTGAGTACCCAGAACTAAGAAGGATTACTCAGAAACTGTATGATGAGCATAGACCAGATGTGTGTATGGTTGAGAAGAAAGCCAGTGGACAGTCTTTGTTACAGGATATGCGTAGGAGTGGTCTCCCTGTAATGGAGTACACACCAGACAGGGATAAGGTATCCAGAGTGTACTCAGCTTCTCCAATCATTGAGGCTGGTAGAATGTGGATACCAAGTAAAAAGAAGTGGTCAGATGAATTAGTAGAGGAATTACTTAGGTTCCCCAATGCTGCTCACGATGACCAAGTAGATGCAATGACAATGGCTATCCACTACATGAAAGAGTCTTGGCATCTAACACATCCAGATGATCCAGACCTTGAAGACTCACCACCAACTAAAAAGAAAACTTACTGGTCTTTCTAAAAAACGTAGTTTTACTACATTTAAATTTGGATAACAATAAAAAGTATGGTATAATAGAATGGTAAGTGAATTAGAAAAAGTATTGCTTATATTATCATTGTCTAACAGACATGAGAATTGGAATGTGAAAGATATACAGAGATTGGTTATACCGCCACTAAAATTAAACCAATACAGAATATATATAGATGAAGAAGTTCCGCTGTGTTATGCAAGCTGGGCAATGTTTCCAAAAGAAGCTGACGAAGGTTATAAAAATAAAACCAGAAAGATTCAACCAAAAGACTGGGATAGTGGGAATAACCTTTGGCTGGTAGATGTGATATGTCCTTTTGGAGGTACACGTAGTGCAATTAAAAGATTAGACACTTTAAGAAAAGAACTGGGATTACCAGATAAAGTAAATTTTTATAGAGGCAAACGGTTGGGGAGCAATAGAGTAAATAATGTTACACGAATTTAAAAGACCAATGTGGAATGACGGTTACTCTAAGGAGCAGCCTTGGCTTAACTATTTTAATAGCTACGAACGTACGCACTGTTGCTTTGAGGGTGATCCTGAGGGTGATGAGAGTGGTGGTGATGATGACATCACGAGTGGTGGCACTGGAACTAGCACTGGAACTGGCACTGGCACTGGAACTGGCACTGGCACTGGTAGTGGCACTGGTAGTGGCACTGGTGTTGGTACAGGTAGTGGCACTGGTGTTGAGGACGAAATAGTAGATGTCGCACCTGAGGGCTTTTCAATTGGGCCGGGTACTGGTGGTGGCACTGGAACTGGTGGCACTGGAACTGGTGGCACTGGAACTGGTGGCACTGGAACTGGTGGCACTGGAACTGGTGGCACTGGTGGTGGTTGGGGTGAACCTGACATTCCCAATCCCGAAGATTTTTCATGGTCTGCATCCAAAGGTTTTACTGCGCCTTCCGTAACATCGGCAACTACAGCCGATGATTTGGAAACAATCGGAGTAGACAATATTACAGACTTAGCTACAATGCAAGCTATGTATAATAATCCTGATGCTTATGGTGTAGGTTATAATGATTTTGTAGACATGGGTTATTTTGAAAAGGCTGCAGCTGCGGATTATGAACGGGAGAAAGCTGCTGCTGCTGCCCTTCAAGCCTCTTATAGAGATAAAGGTAAGGATGTTACTATAAGTGTAAATAAAGATGGTCTTTATAACTATACGGGTAAAGACGCATTTTCAGTCGGATACAGCGAGATGGGTAAGGGTGCTGAACTTCTAGGACGAAATTTTGGCATTGGAAGTGTTGTGGATGGTTTTAACAGAGCATTTGGAACAACTGACGAAAAAGCCGGAATAAGTACGGTTGCTGGGGGCGAGTATTATGGAGGCTTGCGAGAAGAAGATATAACTTCTGAACAAATAGAAGCTTCTAGGGGAGGATCTAATTCTAGTGATGGTCAATCTGATTCTAGTGATGATCAATCTACTTCACAACAAAATGAAGATGACACTTTTGGAGAAGATGAACCTGATGAAGGTGTAGACGATACAGATACAGATACAGAGACATCTACAACAGAATCTGAAGAAGAAGAAGAAGCACCAGAAACTGCTATGGAAGCATACTTTAGAAAATTAGGAATTGCCAGCCCTGCCCTTACCGTTCCTTCTACTTCTCCCTCTTATTTTCAAGGGTATCCTTCTTACTTACCACCAACAGGACCAGCCGCTAATGCAGCTTATCGCAGAAAATTAGCATTAAGAACTCCTAGATATCAGGAACCTTCAGGAACAAATCCTAGTATTGCTACATATGCAGCAGCATATGGAATACCATATACAGAAGCTGCCAAGAAGTTTGCACCACCAAGTGTCCCCGCAATGGGTGGTGGTGGTCTTCGTAGTTTGATGGAGTATAAATAATGGCTACAGAACGCAATCCCTTTGATAAGATACCTGAAGGTACAGAGACTAATATAATTGCTATGATGCCTGAAGAAAATTCTAATGTCTCTATTGAGATTGATCCTACTGATGGCGGTGTAATTGTAGACTTCTCTTCTGAAGAAGATGCAGTCATGGAACCATCAGAAGAAATCAGTGAATGGTATGCTGACCTAAGTGAAGACCTCGAAGCAGAAGAACTACAGGATATTGCCAGTGATGTAATTGAAAATTTTAATGCAGATAAAGATAGTCGTGCTGAATGGGAGTCTATGTTTGAACGAGGCTTTGACCTACTTGGTCTCAAGCTGGAAGAAGGTTCAGAACCATTCCAAGGTGCATGTACTGCTGTACATCCCCTCCTAATTGAATCGGCTGTCAAGTTCCAATCAAAAGCTTCAGGTGAGTTGTTCCCTGCCAGTGGCCCTGTCAAGGCACAGATACTTGGTGCTGCAACTCCAGAGAAAGAGATGCAAGCCAACAGAGTTCAGAACTTTATGAACTTCCAGCTTACTGAACAGATGCCTGAGTACTTTGATGAATTTGAAAGGATGCTTTTTCATCTACCATTAATAGGTTCAGCATTCAAGAAAGTTTATTATAATGCTACACTGAAAAGGCCCGTATCAGAATTTATCCCCATAGACCAGTTCTATGTGTCTTACTACGCAAACGATCTCAGAAATGCGGACCGATATACTCATGTAATTCAAAAAAGCCCAGTAGACATGAAGTTGGACATGATGTCTGGTGTCTATAAAGACATTGAACTTCCTGAACCAGCCCAGCTTTCTGCATCAGGGTTTGCCAGCAAGATAGATAATATTCTTGGTCTTTCTCCATCATATGATTCTGATCCACAGTATGTTATCTTAGAACAACATTGTTATCTTGATCTTGAAGAAGAGGGTGTACCTTGCCCTTATATCGTAACTGTTGAAGAACAGTCAAGACAAGTTTTAAGTATTCGTAGAAACTACAAGCAAGACGATCCAAACAAAGAGAAACGAAGTCACTTCGTTCACTATAGGTTTGTTCCCGGCTTTGGTTTCTACGGGTTGGGCCTTATCCATTTCCTCGGTAACCTCACCATGTCGGCAACTGCTGCAATGCGCTCCCTAATAGATGCAGGACAGTTTGCCAATTTACCGGGCGGATTTAAGGCCAAGGGAGTGCGGATGGTTGGTGACAACGATCCTATCGCCCCCGGCGAGTTCAAGGAGGTCGAAGCAACTGGTATTGATTTATCAAGGGCAATAGTTCCCCTGCCTTATAAAGAGCCTTCCCAAACGCTCTTCCAGATGCTTGGGTTCGTGACTGCTGCTGGTCAGAAGTTTGCGGACAGTACTGAGCAAGTTATCTCTGATGCTGCCTCCTATGGACCCGTGGGTACTACAATGGCATTGCTAGAAGCTTCAAGTAAGTTCTTCTCTGCAATCCATAAAAGATTACATAAATCACAGAAGGATGAATTTAGAATCCTTGCACAAATAGATTATGATTATCTACCTGATAAGTATCCATACCAAGTACCATTTGAAGATCGTGATATCTTCAAGGCTGACTTTGATGGACGTGTAGATATTATTCCTGTCTCTGATCCTAACATTCCATCCAATGCCCATCGTATGATGTTGTCTAACATGGCTTTGCAAATGGCACAGCAATCCCCACCGGGAATGTTTAACATTGAAGAACTGAATAGGACTATTCTTAGTGCTGCTAATATGCCTAACCTAGAGCAGATACTTCCACCAAAGATTGAGCCTCAACCTCTTGATCCTGTATCAGATATCATGGCTGTTACAAAGGGTCTGCCTATTGCAGCCTTCCCGTCTCAGAACCATGATGCCCACATACAAGTTAAGATGATGTATCTTCAAGACCCAGCAAATGGTGCTAATCCTATCATGGCTCGTATCAAACCTGTACTTGAATCTAACATACAAGAACATTCTGTACTGAAGTATCAAGAACAAATGAATGGTGTTACATCACAGATGCTACAGCAAGTTCCGGTAGAACAACAAGGACAGTCTACTGTTATTGAGATGGCTATGGCGGAGGCTGCACAAAAAGTTATGCAAGCCAATCAACAACCACCACCGCCTACACCAGAACAACAACTGGTTGCTCTTGAACAGGAGAAGGTTAAACTACAGCAACAGAAGCTTCAAGCTGATACAACAATCAATGCTGCTGAACTTGAGCTTAAAACAAAAGAGCTTGATCTTAAAGAGAATGCACAAATACTTGATATGCTTGAGTCTGGTGCTACTGATAACTTTAAACGTGAGAAAGCTGAAGCAGACCGAGAAACAAAGAAAGAATTATCAGCAATGAATAATCTTGCTAAGATAGAAGTTGAAAGAATGAAAGACGAAAAAGATACAGAGAATACTAAAGTTAATACACTATCTCGTGTAGCAATAGAAGAAATGAAAAAGGGAGACAGCTAATGATGACAAAAGGTAAAGGGTATTCGGAGCATGTAAAGAATACTGCAAAAGGTTTTGGTGATGCACCCAAGGCTGAAGTATATGGTGGCCGTGGTTCACGAAGTGTTCTCAATGAATGGGACAAATCTTCTTATGAATTTCCAGCCCCAAAGAAAAGTACTAAGAAGGCTTCACTGTAACCCAGATGGAAATTTGGGATGAAGTTGTGCAAGAATTTAACGAAGAAATTGAAAGATTAAAAGTATCACTAAGTAATGGTGTTGCTGAAGATTTTGCCCACTACAGACAACTTGTAGGTTCTGTACAAGGTCTGGAGTGGGCAAGAACAAACCTAACAGAAATTATTAAAAAAAGGATGTATAAAGAGGATTAAATGAGACAGGTACAAATGGGTAATGCAATGAAGAATGACGAATGGATTGATATTGAAGATGAAGTAAGTGACCCAGCTGATCTTCCAGAACTACCGGGCTTTCATGTTTTAGTAAGGCCGTTGACAGTAAAGAGTAAAACAAAGGGTGGTATCTTTATTCCTGATTCCACCAAGGATGACATGAGTTATCTTACAACTGTGGGTAAGGTAATCGCATTAGGAGACTTGGCTTACAAAGATGTAGATAAGTTTCCCAATGGGGACTGGTGTAAGGTAGGAGACTACGTATGCTACGGTAAACATGCAGGAACAAAGCTATACTATCAGAATGTTAAACTATTACTATTGTTTGATGATCAGGTAATTATGCGAGTAAGTGATCCAAAGAATCTTGATCCTACATTTAATTTAGGAAAAGGCTCTCACTGATTTGTGATAAGCCAATAAGTATGGTATAATAGTATAACAATAAATTATTACGTAAGGCGTTTGTCTCGTAAGCAACGGAGAATATAATGATTGAGAACGATGATTGGAGTACTGTTGAAGTATCCCAAGGTGAAGTAGAGTATGAAATTGAAGAGCCTGTAGTTAAACAGAAGGCTCAAGAAGATATTAAAGAAGATGACACCGAAGTTGAAGAGCCTAAAGAACTTGAAGGAATTGAAACGGCTGGTGCAGAAAAAAGAATTAGGCAACTTGTTAAACAAAGAAAAGAACGAGAAGAACAAGTAACATCTTTACAAATACAGAATGAAGAATTAAATAAAAAGTTATTGGGTAAAGAGAATGAAGTACAGAGTATGGGTAAACGTACTCTTGCTATGTCAGAGAAACAGCTAACAGATAAAATAGCATTAGCAAGAGAAGTTTACCTAGAAGCATTTGAAGAAGGAGAAAAAGAAAAACTTCTAAATGCTCAAGAAATGTTAAACGAAGCACAAGGTGATTTAAAAGCAGTCAATAGTGCTAAAGCACGTTATGCACAACAAGAACAGAAAGCTGTGGAACAGTCAGTGGCACAACAGCAGCAGGTTCCACAGGCAGCGTCTGATCCTAAAGCAGAACAGTGGGCATCAGATAATAATTGGTTTGGTAAAGATAATGTGATGACTGCGGCTGCACTTGCTATTGATGCAGAACTAAAGAATGAAGGATATGATCCAAGTGATAATGATTTTTATCAAGAAATTGATAACCGAATTAAAACGTCTTTTCCACATAAGTTTGAAGAAGACAAAGAACGTGTTCAGGAAACTACGTCAAGTCCTGCTCAAGTGGTGTCGGGGAGTTCTCGCTCTTCTCCGAGTTCTAGGAAAAAGGTTAAGCTTTCGCAAGAAGATTTAAGGCTTGCCCAAAAATGGAATATACCTCTTGAAACGTATGCCGCTCAGAAGCTTAAAGTACATCAAGCTGATGGCGACTATACAGATATAAAATAGTAGCGTGGAGAATAAAATGGATACAACACGAAATGAAACACGTAGTGACACTCTACGAGAACAGAATCTACGAGAAGATCAATGGACCTATGAGGAACCCGATGCCCTCACTATCCCAGAGGTAGTAAAAGCACGTTATGACAATGAGGGTATGTCCCTTCGTTGGCTGCGTATATCGTTAAAAGGTCAAGACGACATCACTAATGTTGGTAAGAAACAACAGGCAGGGTGGGTCTTCGTAACTCCTGATGAAGTTCCCGAAATGGCTGTTACATCCTTCGTGAGGGATGAAGGCCGTTACCTTGGTACAGTCTGTCGTGGAGACTTAGCATTGGCTAAAATGCCAGCTGGCAAGGTAAATGCCCGGAGAAAGCATTATGAAAACAAAGCAAATGATATGATGGATGCAGTAAATGCCCAGCTTATGAAAAACTCTGATTCTCGTATGCCTATCTCCAACACAAGTAAATCGGTAACAACACGAGGAAGGCGACCTTCTTTTCAGAACTAGCTTTCTTCTTAACAAGGAGATGAAACAATGTCTACTACTAAAGCATTTCGTGGTTTCATTCCTGCTCGTAAAAAGAGTGGTGGCTACAATAACGAAGCCGTGACTGACATGATTACGTTGACCTCAACGGGTCAGGCTCAGTCGCCCACTAATACCATTTTCACAGGCGATCCGGTAGTTCTTCCGGGTGCAAACTTTGCAACGATTTCGCCTTTCATTGCGGCAACTCTTAAACCTTCAGGGGTTTTCATGGGCTGTCAATATGTAGAAAATGGAGAGCAGAAGTTTTCCCGCTATTGGAACGGGGGCTTGAGTGCCACGGATATTAAATTCTTTGTAATCACTGATCCAGATCAGACGTATTACATCCAAGCCTCTCTCTCGCTTTCAGCGGGTGAGTTGGCAATTGTCAAAAACTATAATGTAACAGTTAGTTCTACTGCTTCTTCGGGAAGTACAGTGACTGGTCAGTCCAGTTACTATCTTGACGGAGCTTCAGGTGTAGAATCTTCTGCAGCGGTTCGTGTAATTGGTCGTGCTAAATACCCAGACGAGAAAGATTCGGATGCGTATCCAATCGTTGAAGTATGGCTCAACCATCACCGTGATCGTTTTGTAACTGCTACGGCATCAACAGCTTGATAGGAAGGAATTATTATGGCTATTAATAGAGCTAGTATTAGCAAAGAACTCCTTCCCGGTCTAAACGCTGTTTTTGGAATGGAGTATGGAGAGGTAAATAACGAGCATGAACCTCTTTTCGAAGTAGAAAACTCAGATCGTGCCTTTGAAGAAGAAGTACTCTTCACTGGTTTCGGTACTGCACCCACTAAGGGTGAAGGTGCTTCTGTTTCTTATGATGACGCACAGGAAAGCTATTCAGCCCGTTATACGGCTGAGACGATAGCTCTTGCCTTTGCTGTCACCGAAGAAGCTATGGAAGATAATCTGTATGACACGTTTGCGAAACTTCGTGCGAAAGGTCTTGCACGGGCGATGGCGAACACCAAGCAGGTTAAAGCTGCAAACATCTACAACAATGGTTTCTCTGATACCATTGGTGACGGTGCTGCATTCTTCTCTGCATCTCATCCAACCATTTCTGATGGTCTCCAGTCAAACCTTCTTGGTGCGGCTGATCTGTCAGAAGCAACCCTTGAGACTGCACTAACCACTGCTCAGAAAACCAAAGATGATCGTGGTATTCTGATTGGTGCTTCTGTAGTTTCTTTGCACATCCCCGTTGATTACTGGGCCGTTGCTGATAAGATTCTCAGCAGCCCCGGCAACACCGGAACGAGTGCAGCCAGTGCCAACCCCAATACGAATGCTATCAACGCTATTCGTAATATGGGTATGGTCCCTGAAGGCTACTACATTAACCGTCGCTTCACTGATACTGATGCGTGGTTTGTTAAGACTGATGTGCCGAATGGAACGAAGATGTTCGTCCGTTCTCCGCTTCAGACTAAAATGGAGCCTGATTTTGATACCGGCAATCTGCGATTCAAAGCCCGTGAGCGTTATAGCTTCGGTGTCTCTGATTGGCGTGGATGGTACGGTTCTGCTGGCTGATAAGATAGTTGAGAGGGGTAGTGTACAAGCTACCTCTCTCATACTTATAAGGGAGTTATTATGACAACAAATATTAAAGTAGCACAAAATGTAAGTACAGATGGTGCTATTATCACAGGGTTTCGTTACGTAGATAGCGGCCTAACACTTGGAGATGAAGGCACAGGAAGCAGTCCTACGCCCTCACATACTCGTGTTATGGCTATGCACGTATACTCCACAATTGTTGGAGACATTATTATTAAAGGTACTAAACAGATTACGAATAAGACAGCAGCAGGTACAGCCCTTCGATGGCGTGTTGCTGCACTTGATTCACAAGATACTTACGTAGGAGATATGGGTGTAGGCGTATTTGGAATTGTAAGTCTTGCAACTTCAGGTGCTGCTGCTATGGCCCCAACTATTACATTATATGTAGGCTAACAATGGTAGTATCTGATCCACCAAAAATGTCAGATTACTCTTCTTTAAGAGAAGCTTTAATCTCTACTACTGAGAACGATGGCGAGGAGTTTAGTGCTGAAATAAATAATTTTATTAACAGAGCAGAGTTACGTCTGACTAAAGATATTGATGACTCAGGTTTAGATGAGTATACTACTTTCTCACTTACAGCTAGTAATGCAGTTGTATCTCTTGGAGATAGAGTACGCATAGTTCGTAATGTAAACTTTACAACAAGTGCTGGAAGTAAAGTTAATTTACTTCAGAGGACAATTGAATACTGCAATGACTACTGGCCTGTAAGTGCTTCTACAGGTGAGCCACGTTATTATGCACGTAAGAATAACAGTTCTATATTTATAGTACCAACTCCTGTATCTACTTTAACAGGAGTAATTCAAACAGTTTCCAAACCATTGGCCTTGGCTCCTGCTACAGGCACAAGTGTTACTACAGCAAATTATTTTACTAATTACTGTTATGACGCTTTATTTTTTGCTGCCATGATGGAAGCTACTATGTATATGAAGGACTGGCCTACAGTTCCTGCATGGCAAGCTCAATATGAAGCAGCAATTATTACACTTAGAAATCAAGCTAGAAGGACACGTCAGGATGACATGGCAGTTGCTGCCTCACCTGCTGGTGGTCCTGATACAATTACACCGGGGAGTCCATAATCATGGTAGCAGGAAAAATTGTAAGAAAACTTTTTAAACCTTTTCGTAAATCTAAAAAACCAGTTCAAAAAATTTTTAGTAATACAACAGGAGCAGGAAGGCGTAAGTTTGAAAAAGGAGGCTTACCTAAACCTAAAGGAGAAGCTGAAGGTGCAAGACTTGATCCTGATGCTAGTGATTATACAGGTGGTGTAGGAGCTAGAACAGCTAGAGATGTAGGTACAAGAGGTGAGAAAGTTACTGTAGGTGGTTTAACAATCAATAATTTTGTAAGAGATCAAGCTTCAAAAGGAATGAAAGATAGAGGAAAAGCAAAAGCAAAGCTTGCAGAACTAGCAAGAGAAGGGAAAACTCCAGAGATAAGAAAAGAAGCTCAAGCTGCTTATAATAAAATGGAAAGACAAGATATTAAAGCTACAAATAAAGCTCGTCAAACTGCTAAACAAACTTCAGAAAAACCCAAAGTTAAAGAAAGATTAAAGGCTGCTTATAAAGGCACACCAGTTAAAAAACAAGATAAAAGAGACCCTGTTCAAGCATTTTTAAATGATGGTGAAATTATAGGAAATTTTAATCCTACTGTAAATCAACAAAAACAAGCAGTATCAAGTTTAAAAGCAAGAGGGAAAACTAAAAAAGCTAGAGAGATTGAAGCTATGTTAGAATTAGGACCAAAGAAAGCTGCTAAACAAAAAACTAAAGAAATGAGAATATCTAACCGTCGTAAGATTGGTGGTAAAGTAAAACGTAAGGCTGGTGGTAATTTAGACCTTAAAGCAGTTGAACGTGGTAAAATGCGTAAGACTATCCAGAATATAAAAGGCACACCTTCGGAAATTGCTAAAGATCGTAGGCGGAAAAAAATAAAAAAACCAACAAGCTTGCCTAATTATGGAGATTTTACAAACGAGTTAGATGAAACACCTAATAAAAATTCAGAAACAGAAGCACAGATTGCAAGAATGATTAAAGGTGCTTTTGATAAACCTAAACTTAGTAGACCTTCTAGGGGTGATAAAGAATTTACACCCTACTTGAAAAGAAAAATGCCAAGGAAAAAAGCTGGTGGTAAAGTAAAGGGTTACAAAAAAGGTGGCCCCATTACTTATCGCATGTCAGGTGGGCAGGTAGTCGGTAACAGTTATGATTAGTAGGTCTAGTGCTAGACAACAGATTATGAAACCACCTAAGAAACCAAAGCTAGGTAGTGGGGATAGATTTAAAAATCTTACTGCTAAACTAAAGAAAAGTGGAGCAAAAAATCCTAAAGCTCTTGCTGCGTTTATAGGTCGTAAGAAATATGGTAAAAAGAAAATGTCAGCAATGGCAACTAAAGGTAAAAAAAGGAGAATTTAAATGGAAAAGAAAACAGAAGTAAAGCCAGTTGCTGTTGTTGAACAGCCTGTAAAGAAAACAGAAGTAAAGACAATGACTGTTGTTGAACAGCCTGTAAAGAAGCCAGAACCTAATCCTGATAATAATATTGGAATAGCTTGTTTTGTTGCTGTAGGTATTGTTCTTCTTTCAATTGTAATCTATAAAAAAGTAAGGGGAAAGAAATAATGCCGGGACCACATACACTAATTGATCGTAGTATTCCATTGAAGGATATCGTAGGTAAACCTACAGGTCAGGGATTTGGCGCTGCACGTAAAGGGCCATCAGTTACAGGTAAAGCAAAAGATGCTGTTGTTGATGAAGACTATCAACAGGGAAAGTCTTTTAAAGTAGAAGATTAAGTTAAAGAATTAAGGGGATCATAATTATGTTAGGAAAATTAGTCGCAAAGGCAGTTCTAAAAGCAGGACGACCTAAACGTCGTAGAGGACCAAAGCCAAAACCAAAAGAGGTTAAAGCTAAGAAAGCTCCTGTTCGTAAAAAACCTGCGAAAGTAGTACGCTCTCCAAGAGAAAATGCAGAGCTTAAACGACTAATAAGTTCTCAGAAACGAGATGATGCTCCTGATTCAAACCCTCTTCCTAAACGCAGGGCTACAGGACCAGAAGGTTCTAAGCCTGTAGAGCAAGGCCCACTTCTATCTAAAGTACAGCTTCCTGAGAAGATGAGTAAGGCTCAAGCTCGCAGACTTATTATGGAAGGAAAAGCTAAAGTAAGAACTGATAAGAATGGCAAAAAGAAATTAGTTTCTACAGGTGAGTATGCTCCAGCTAGAGGAGTTGTAGCAGAAGAGATGGGTCTTAGTAAACGAGGGAAACTTCCTAGTGAAGCAGAGCTTAAAGAAATGGGTGGTTTTGAAATGAGAAAAACAGGTGGTAAAGCAAAGTCAAAGGTACGTAAACCTGCTTCAACTATGACAGCAAAAGACGTGGCAGATGCAGCAATAGCTGATGTAAATAAGAATCTTTCTAAAGACGAGAGGGCAAAATTTTTAATAGCAAACGCTTTAAAAAAGAAAGCTACTCCTAAAGCGGAAGAACGGATTATGGCATTGTTGAAGACTAAGAAACCTAAAATTGTTACTAAAGCTAAGAATAATAAAGTTAAGCCTAATAAGCCTAAAGCTAATCTTAAGTATGCAGCAGAATCAGGTTCGGGTTCTACTCCTATTGGAACAGCATCTAAACAATCTACTATAAAAAGTAAACCAGATAAACGTAAAAGTCTTTCGGATGCTCTGTTTGGAGGTTTTAAAACTGGTGACTTTACAGCTAAAAATCAAACAGTAAAGAATCCATTTACAGGTAATGATATGACTATTGAGTATGATTTTCCAGACTCTGACGATATGAAAAAAGGCGGTAAAGTAAGACGTCGTATGGGTGGTAAAGTAAGGGGTTACGGTAAAGCACAACGAGGTTATTAGTGGATAGTAAAAAAATAATAAAGCTATACCAAGAATCTGTTGATCAGGGTATAGATAATTATGATTTGCTAGACAATGATATTAAGAAACCTATTAAAGAAGACTATGAAAGTTGGGATGACTACTGGGTTTCTCTTATCAGTTACATGAAAGAAAAGTATAGATACACATATGGCAGTAAAGCGTAAGAAGAGTAATATGAAGGGTATGACCATTGGTAAGGGAATGAAACGCCCTACCAAGGCTGGTGCTGGCATGACCAAGAAGGGTGTTGCTAAGTATCGTAGGCAGAACCCCGGCTCTAAACTACAGACTGCTGTGACTGAAAAGAAACCTACTGGTAAACGTGCGACAAGGCGTAAGTCTTACTGTGCTAGATCAGCAGGGCAAATGAAGAAGTTCCCCAAGGCTGCAAGTAATCCTAACAGTCGTCTAAGACAAGCCCGTAAAAGATGGAGATGTTAATGAAAAAAACTGTAGATGCTCCTAAAGGTTTTCATTGGATGAAGGCTGGTAAAGGATTTAAACTAATGAAGAACCCCAGCACTGGTTACAAATCTCATAAAGGTGCTTCTACGAAAGCAAGCTTTGAAGTTCAAAGTGTTCATAAAAAATGAGTGTTGCTACTAAGCGTGATCCTAAGAAGTGGGCTGCGGCTAAGTCAAGAGCAAAGGCTAAGATGGGTGGTAAGCACTCAGCAAGAGCAATGCAGTTAGCCACTAAGTATTATAAAGATGCAGGTGGTACGTACTCAGGTAAGAAGAAGCCTACTAACAAATTAGCTAAGTGGACAAAAGAAAAATGGACAACGAAATCAGGCAAGCCAAGCAGCAAAACGGGAGAACGGTATCTTCCCAAGAAAGCAATCAAAGCACTGTCATCAAAGGAATATGCAGCGACCACCAAGGCAAAGAGAAAAGGGACTGCTGCCGGGAAACAGTTCGTGAAGCAGCCAAAAAGAATAGCTAAGAAAACAAGAAAGTATAGAACATAATGGCAGTATCAGGTACATATAATTTTAATCTTGATATAGATCAAGTAATACAAGAAGCAATGGAGATGATCGGGGGAGAGCAAACTCTTGGTCATGAACCTGCTTCTGCTAGACGTTCTATAAACCTTATGCTTAAAGACTGGCAGAACAGGGGAGTTCTTCTGTGGACTACAGAGACTACTGCTGTTACTGTAACTTCCAGTGTAGGTTCTTATAGCCTCAGTAGCTCTACTGTAGATGCTCTTGAGGTTGTTCTTAATAGGGATAGTACTGACATTCAATTGAGCCGTATCTCTCCTGAAGAATATCTAATAATCCCCAACAAGACCCAGACAGGCAGACCTTCTCAGTATTCTATACGCAGGGGACGGGATAACCCTGTTCTTTCTGTATGGCCTATTCCTGAGAACTCTACTGATATAATGAAGATTGAACGTATTAGTTCTCTGATGGATGTAGATAAATCTGCTGGACAGAATGCAGACATGCCTACACGTTTTCTACCACCTCTTACTTGTGGTCTTGCTTACTACATGTCAATGAAGCGTCCCGGTGTAGAGGCTGCTAGAATACAGATGTTAAAGGCTAACTACGAAGAACTTCTTGCCAGAGCTTTCCAAGAAGATCGTGAACGAGCAACTATGAGGGTTGTACCTAGATTGAGGTATGTTTAATGGCAAGTAATAAGAACGCAATAGCCATGTGTGATACATGTGGCTTTGTCTACCCTCATCGGATAATGCGTTTTAATAGTTATGGTATGTTAGTATGTCCTACAGACTTTGAAGGACAGTTTGATCTAAAGAACCACCCACAAAATAAAATTCCCGATGTCAGAGACAACCCTGCTATACGTGACCCACGCCCTGACAATGGCGGTAGGAATATAACATGGGCACAAGCTACGACTAACTGGGAAGACACAGACAAGTATTGGAACCTCATATGACTGAACTAACCGGAAAAACAATTGCTAATACATATAAGCAACTACTAAGAGTAGGTGTAAGTACAAATACTGGTGTTAGTGCTGGTCTATCTACTATTGAAACTGGAGATGGAACTGATAGTTCTTTCCAACTTGCTACTGGTTCTGCTAAGTTTACAGGTTCATTAGTTATAGATGGTGCTACTTCTATTGCTTCTGGTTTACATGTAGATCAAAAAGTATGTGCTTCTGCGTTTTATGGTGATGGTTCTAATCTAAGTGGTGTTACTGCAAGTCTTGCTACAAGTATCTGTGTTAGTAATGCCCTAATTAATAATATTCTTTTGGTTAATGGTGAAGCTACCTTTAATTCCAATGTTTCTGTATCAGGTGGTTTAAATGTAGGTGGTACAGTAACCATTGCTGGTGCTGTAAGTATGGCCTCTACTCTTAGTGTAGGCGGTGCTGCACATTTTGCATCTACTGTAACTGTAGTAGGCGCTGCGACATTTGATAATAATGTTTCAGTAAGTGGTATTTTAAATGTTCTTGGTGCAGCTACATTTACTTCTCAGGCTAACTTTAAAGCTGGAGTATCAGTTTCTGGTGCTTTAAATGTCTCTGGCAATACTTCTGTTGGTGGAACATTCATGGCAACAGGCGTAGCTACATTTGATAATAATGTATCTATAAGCGGCGGTCTTGTTGTAGGAGGTACAGTAACAATAGTAGGAGCCAATGTACAGGCAGCTAATGCAAGGGTCTGTGCATCTGCTTATCATGGTGATGGTTCAAATATAACTAATATCAGTGGTGCTCAAATATCAGGTGATATCTCTGTAAGTAACATAAAGGCTGCTGGCAATGTATCAGTAGGTGGTGCTTTTTATGTTGGAGGTACTGTTACTATAGCAGGAACAAATATAAAAGCTGTTAATGCTGCGGTCTGTGCATCTTCTTTTTATGGTGATGGTTCTAACTTAACTAATATTGCTGCATCTATTGTTAATAATAGAGTTGCAGGTAACTTTGCTGTATCTGCTAATCTAAGTGTAGGTGGTACAAGTAATTTTGCAGGTGCGGTGAGTTTAGCATCTACTCTAAGTGTAGTAGGTGCTGCTAACTTTGCATCTACTGTAACAGTAGTAGGAGCTACACATTTACAGAGTACTGTATCAACAGCAGGTGCAGCTAACTTTGCATCTACAGTAACAGTTGTAGGAGCTACACATTTACAGAATACAGTTTCAGTGGGAGGTGCAGCTAACTTTGCATCTACAGTAACAGTAGTAGGAGCTACACATTTACAGAGTACTGTATCAACAGCAGGTGCTGCAACATTTGCATCTACTGTAACAGTAGTAGGAGCTACACATTTACAGAATACAGTTTCAGTGGGAGGTGCAGCTAACTTTGCATCTACAGTAACAGTTGTAGGTGCAGGAACATTTAAGAGTAATGTGTCAGTAAGCGGTACTACTAAGCTACTGGGTACAGTTACTGCAACAGGTAATTCAGGATTTTTAGGAACTGTTAGAGTAAGTGGCGCAACAAGCCTTGAAGCTGCTCTTAATGTTACAGGTGCAGCTTTATTCTCATCTACAGTAACAGTAGCTGGAGCAACACATTTACAAAGCACTGCTTCAGTGGGTGGAGCAGCTTCTTTTGCTTCAACATTGACTGTAGTAGGAGCAACACTCTTACAAAGCACTGTCTCAGTGGGTGGCGCAGCTATCTTTGCATCTACTGTTACAGTTGTTGGAAACGCAGTATTTACTGGTGACATCCAAAAGAAAACAGCAGGTACATCTAACTTTTCTGCGGGTGTTAACGCCGGTAATTCAATAGAATCAGGCGGCAACTACAACGTAGTAGTAGGCGATGAAGCTGGTACGGCGATTACTACCGGAGATAATAACACAGCAGTGGGTTTTGCTTCCCTAGATGCTAACACTACAGGTTCTAGTAACACAGCATTTGGTAGAAATTCCCTTGGTGGCAACACGTCTGCGTCTAACGGCACAGCCCTTGGACATAATGCTTTAATATCTAACACCACTGGTGCTTTTAACACAGCGGTCGGCGGTTCTGCTCTCGATGCCACTACCACAGGCTCTAGTAACACAGCCGTTGGTTATGATGCTCTTGGTGTCAATACCGAAGGGTCTAATAATACAGCCATCGGTATAGCTTCGGGTCACACAGTGACTACGGGGGGCAACAATCTTCTTCTCGGACACGACGCTGGGATAACGGGAAGTCCCGGTGGTGCTGTAACAACCGGAAACAATCAGATATGTTTGGGTGATGAGAATATAACCAATGCACACATCCAAGTTGACTGGACAGTAGCCTCAGACAAGAGAGATAAGACTGAGGTCACTCCTCTGGTTATGGGGCTAGACTTTATAAACAAACTAGAGCCTGTTACCTATCGCTGGGATAAACGATCAAAGTATTCCAAAGATCAAGACGTAACGCCAGACGGCACCCATAAAGAAGAACAGCTAGATGTAGGTTTCTTGGCTCAAGACGTTGAGGAACTTGAAAAAGAATACGGGTTTAACTTTGAAGATAAGACAAATCTGACAACAAACATCTCTGAAGATGAAAAGATGTATGGGCTGAAATACTCTAAGTTTGTTCCGGCCCTTGTTAAAGCAGTACAAGAACTATCTAAAGAACTAGACGAACTTAAACAATGGAAAAATAATTATACTAGTGACTGAGAACGAAACTAATGTTATTAACATACAAGGCAAAGATTATAATCAGCTGGAATTAACAGACCAGCAAAGGTATTGGATTGCACAGGTTCAAGACCTACAACAAAAACGACAAGCAGCACAATTCCAACTAGATCAAGTCGCTATTGCAGCAGACTCTTTTATGGGACAGTTACTGACCAGTCTTTCAGATGAAACCAAAGAACTCAAGGAGAAAACTAATGGATGAAGTACTAACCGAAGAACAGATTGCAGCACACTTTTCTGCAATGGATGATAGCGTAGCACTAATTAATGCAACTGTTGCAGATGATAGCGAAGAGCTTGCCATGCACGGCAGTGCTGCTGAAGTTAAATTGATGATCACCCGTAATACGGACCATCTTGAACTTCAGGCAACACATGATTGGTATTCAGATTCCAGTGTTAGCAAGACGGCTTACACAGATGCAGTAACGGCTGGGAAAGCCTACGTCGGCTAATGATTGGGTTATGTTTTATTATTTAAGTATCATTACTTATATAGCACTGGCCCCTCTTAATGTACCAGTGACAGAGAAGTCAGTGACAGGTTTATTTCCTGACCAATATCTCTGTGAAACTTACAAGTTTCAAGTAGAAGAACTAATTCGTAACGTAAGAACTGCTAAACTGATAACTTCTAAATGTGTTAAAGAACTAGAAGTATAACAAATAATAATAGGTTAATTCCTAATTAGGAGAGATTAAATGGCAAGCACGTACACAACAAATCTAAGACTCACAAAGCAAGGAGATGGTGAAAACCCTAATAGCTGGGGCCAAATCCTTAATGATGGAGTTATTAGTCTTGCTGATGAAGCTATTGCTGGTTATACTACTATATCAATTGGTAGTGCAGCTACTGTTAACTTGACAGCTAACGACGGTGCTGATGATCAGTCACGGTCTGCTTTCTTAGAAATTCAGGGATCAATAGGAACTGTTGCCACTTCTATCTTCTTGGTAATTCCTAATAAAACTAAATCATACTCTGTATTAAATAAAGTATCTGCCAATGCTACTAGTAATGTAGTTATGATGCGAGTTGCTGGTAATACAGGTGTAACACTAAGTAGGTCATCTACTTTATTTCAACATGTAGTTTGTGATGGGACTTCTGTACGTAGTGTAACTCAAGTAGATGCTGAACTTAATACTCTAACTGTATTAGGTACTGTAACTGTTGTTGGAAATGCAGTATTTGCTGGTGACATCCAAAAGAAAACAGCAGGTACATCTAACTTTGCTGCGGGTGTTAATGCTGGTAATTCAATAGAGTCAGGGGGCAACTACAATGTAGTCATTGGCGATGAAGCTGGTACGGCGCTCACAACGGGTGATAACAATGTTGCGGTGGGTTATGCTGCTCTTGATGCTAACACCACAGGAACACAGAACAATGCTTTAGGTGCTTCTGCTTTAACTGACAACACTACAGGTGACTACAACAACGCAATGGGTGTAAGTGCTTTAGGCGACAACACTACTGGTGATAATAATACTGCGGTTGGTCACGATGCTTTAAGATTAAACACCACAGCTGATAATAACACAGCAATAGGCTATACCGCACTAGATGCAAATACCACTGGTGCTAGTAACGTAGCCCTTGGCAGAAATGCACTTGGTGCTAACACGACTGCTAGTAACAACACAGCACTCGGACATAATTCCCTTCTTCTCAACACCACTGGGGCTAGTAACGTAGCAGTCGGCGCTTCTGCTCTTGATGCAAGTACAACTGGAGATAGTAACGTAGCTGTTGGTAATAATGCACTTGGTGCTAACACTACTGCTAATAACAACACAGCAGTCGGAAATAGTGCCCTTCTTCTCAACACCACAGGAACACAGAACAATGCTTTAGGTGCTTCTGCTTTAACTGACAACACTACAGGTGACTACAACAACGCAATGGGTGTAAGTGCTTTAGGCGACAACACTACTGGTGATAATAATACTGCGGTTGGTCACGATGCTTTAAGATTAAACACCACAGCTGATAATAACACAGC